ACATAACCATTGATAGGTATATTTATAGTTAGAATCTTTCCCTTTTTTCTTTTAATGTTCATATATCCTATTATACCCTCATTGGGATGTACTGTTGTCTTCTTTAGATATCCTTGCCTTTTTATTTCCCTATCATTATCCATCATTTTACCCAATGTTTGTAGTTGATAAGATGATGCCATATTAGCTTGAAAAGCCGCATTTGCATCATAATGGTTGGTCACTGTTGTATAAGCGGTACCATTTGACGAATACGATGTGGAATAAGATGTAGAATATCCGGCACTTCCTGCACTAAGCCCAGAAGAAAAGCCATATAAGGCCATAGCCCAGTTTTGAGACTTTCTTATCTTTTTCTGAAAAGCTTCATTTGTGTATACCATTAATTGATAATTATCTCCTCTATTAGTCAGCAAATGAGAAGTAACATCGTCCGGCGTAAATATGACCGACGAATCACACTGATTCTTGATGAAAACATCAATCCGATAATATTTTCCATAATCATCCTTCGTTTCATAAGTCGTAAGGCCAACGATAAAACCATTCGCATTTCTATATGCCCAAAGATTCCCATCATTATATTCTGTCATAACCGTAGAATCATTTTCTGATAGAATTAAAGTTTGTGCTTTGGATATTATTGAAATACACGCAAAAAGAAATAAACATATATATTTCATACCTTCAATATAATTTATATAAGTTACATCATAAGATTAGATTAAAATGCAAATACGAAATTATAAATAATATGTGAAATATCCAAAAAGAATTTAGCAGTAAAAAAAATAATGGAGAAGTAATCTACGAATACTAGTGTATTGTATTTCCTTTTTCATTACCACATAATCAAATTACAGCTTATTCCCACCCCAACATACCAACCGCCCGGATAACTATATCCTGTCTGTAAGCCTAATCCCCAACGTTTTTTCTTCTGTAAAGGTGAAAGAGTAATAATTTCCTTGTCTCTGTACACCTCCATAAAATCAAGACTAGGCTTATATCCACTAACTATGGCCCGGTAATTATCAGTTTTATATTCCTTGCTTACAATAGGTACAAGTACCGGAATTGAATCACCTTCTACGGTTCTGTCAGTCGTAGTATCTATCAAGATAGGTAAATATACCGTATCGATACGCTTTGGAGTTCTCTTTGCCGGTTTGGGTATTGTGTCTCTTACTGTGTCCCGGACATGTACAGTATCTCCCTTAATGTACACAGTTGACAGATCGTGCAGATGACAACGCATCCACACGATCACGCCAAACAATAGACAGACTAATATCCACGGAAGAGACTTCATATGCCTAGATATTTACAAATGCCTTTCACATGAAGAGAAACAATAGTCCGTTTCCCCTCCTCTGACAGCAGGAAATCCACATCTTCTTTGTTATCCTGAAACAGATTCTCCGTCAGAACAGCCGGACAGTTCGTATGTTTCAAGATATAAAAACTACTCTCCTTATCTGGATCACCGTCTGCCATATCCTTCCGTATTTTCATTCCAAACAAACATTCTTCAGCAGTAGCATACAGACAGTCAGCCAGCTTATCGGCTTTTGTCTGTCCCACACTGGTCCATGCTTCCCAACCACGTGCTTGCATCCAATTTGAACCATTACCGGCTGCATTGCAATGGATAGAAATAAGAATTGCTTCAGAAGTTTTATATTCATTCACTCGCCTACAACGTTCTGACAAAGGAACATCTATTTCCTCTTTCACGACCAGTTCCGCATCAATACCTAATTTACGCAATTCAAATACTACACGCCCAGCAATTTCACGGGTATAGGAGTATTCCCTTAACCTGCCATCTGGAGAACACTTACCCGGAGTATTACTACCGTGACCGTTATCAATCAATATTTTCATATCTTTCCTCTTTATCTAGTTCGTTTTCGATTCTATCAATAATTCCTTGTACATGTGTAGGCGTAGCCCGCTTAAATTCAAAACGTATTACATGGTAAATTATACGAAACCCTTTGTTTCTAGGATAAGCAATAATCAGATTCTTAAATGCGTTCTGAAGATATACATAAGAAAATACATACGTAATAGTCTTAATAACTAACAATGAGTTCTCACCATCTCCTATCAAGCTCATAAAGGAGAAGACTACTTCAATGATTATAAGATAGAGGAGAAGTTCGACCAAGGCATTTTTAAACTTATCCCACTTAAAGTTTTTACAACGTATAATTGAAACACCATCAGCCCTCATTCCGCACCAAATATTAAATCCAAACATTACAACTAATGCTATAAGAAAACCTTTAGTCGGCGTTAAATAAGCAAGAAGAGAACTGAACATCGAAACGAAAATAATTCGTATCTGGTCTACATTAAATAACTCATATAACCATCTCATAATATTAATCATAAAGTTACTACCAATATTGAAAACACAGTAATCAGCCCAGGAAGCAAAACAGTAGCTAATGCGTCAAGCCAATCAAAGATGAACCCGCACTTTTTCTGAATGTACTCAACCACTATTGCGGCAATGGCGGTTGTCGTTAAAGAAACAATAGCAGATTTACAGAAATCAATGCCTAATAGAAGGAAACAGAAAACAAGCATTACAACAAAGACGAACATCCCGGCTTTGACGTGTGCCGGTCGGTTAGATTGCAAAAGCCAATCATACAATACTTTTATACCCATACTCATAGCGTTTAATTATTAATAAAATATTCTGTATGGAACAAATGTATTGAGTATAATAACGAGTTTTACAAAAATGGAAAATCTTGGAAATCAATTCTATGATAAATATCTATAAAACAAGACATTATAATTTTCACTTTTTCCATAAATAAAAAAGGGATGCTTGATAAGCACCCCTAAACAACCAACAGATTGAACTATTAATCCGTAAACATATACACGGAAAGATCAACCTTTTCTATTTCGTCTGAAATTGTATCTCCATACATTGTTAGACACACCCGATAACGGTCAATACTTCTTTGAATCTGTTGCAAGGTAGGTTTCTCGGGATATTCCGAACTGGCAAAAGTTACCAGTTCTTCACCATTCTCACTGGTACCAACCACCCGGAAGTGATGACGTACAATCCAAGTTCCGTCCGGCTGTTGCTCGATAGGCTTAGCAATCCCACGCGGTAAGATATTTTTTTGATCCATGTTTTTTGATATGTTTAATTAGTTGTTTTCTATGGTTATATTTATTCTTCAATACAAACTTTTCAAAATGTCCTTCGATATAAACATATTCCCACCATTCAGGAAGCAACATCGCTGCAATTTTACGGCGGATATTGTACGTTGCAAAGTGTTTCATCAGGCCATAATAAGAGTTCATCGTACTCACAAACTTCTCAACATACGCTTCTGCAAATCCATTTTCAGCTATTCTATTAAATTTCCTGACAGCGTTATATGTGTTACCAACCACCCTGTTAGATACATAAATTCTACCAGGCAAAATGAACGCCCCTACAAACAAGACTCCTTTTTTATAATGCTGAAGATACAGTTTGCGTGGATGCAACCGTAAAAGGAGTTGTTCTTTCAGGAAACCATCAAGAAGATGGACTTTGGACAATATTTCTTCCGGTGATTTCACTACGATACAAAAGTCATCAACAAAGCGTACATAATATATGAATCCCAGTATTTCCATCACGAAATAATCATATACAGACGCCAGAAAGTTGGCTATGAGTTGCGACGGCAGGTTCCCGATAGCCACTCCCCTGTCAGGGTCATTATGAAACAGACTTTTATTACTGGGAAGTTTGTCCCACATGGAGACGGGAGAGCGTCTGATACACTTATTTTGTGGACAATGAAAGATAGTAACGGCTAGAAGGTAAAGCAGACATTCAATATCATCGCCTTTATAATTGTCCCTTACGAATATGTTCAGCATTTCCCATACCAACGATTTCGAGATAGACATGAAGAAACTGAACAGGTCATCTTTGAAAATGTACGCATCGGCAGTATAATTCTCACTGACCTCGACTATCATGTTATTCAGATAGTGCACGGCAGACAGACATCCCTCACCTTTCCGGCAGTTCTTCGAGACGTTCCCTTGTTCCCGAAAACGTTCCTCTAAAATCGGCTCGATACGAAGAGCGATCCAGTGATGGACAACACGATCAATGAAAGCGGCGGCAAAAACCTCCCGATATACCGGGTAAGTCCGTATGAATACTTTTGAAAAGTCCGGTACATATTCACCGTAAATAATAGAATACCATAGCCGCACCAATGCAGACTGATAATCATTATAAAACTCAACACAATCCGTACTCGTTCTTTTCTGTCTGGCACAATCTTCGGATGCTTCGAAAATACTGCTAAGAAGTATGTCATAGATTATATTACCTGTTGCGGCGAGGGGACGAACCCGGTTCGCGTTCTGGCGGTTGTTCGTGTTGACGTTGCCGTTGTTGAAGTTCACGTTCCAACTGCTGGAAGCCGTTGCATCCGCTATCTTAGTCTTTCCCGGCTCATCACCGGGGGGATGCCCAATAAATAATTCTAATTGCTCACTCATAATCCCCTTGGCGATTATGACTCCGGCTTTGCGACTTGTTGCGATCCGTTAGCTTTTTGCCGTTGGAGATCTGCAACCGTTTTTTTGTACCAACCGGTACTTTGCTTACCGATGCTCTCTGCAAGCAGACAGATTTCGGCAGTTTGAGTCAGGCTGGTCAAATGTCGTTCTTCACACACTCTTAGCAGTAATTTCAATGCATCAAACTCACACAAAAACTTCATCAGATAATCTGCACGATGCTCAAGGTTCATATCTGTATTTGCATAACGGATATATTCGCAACAATGAACGGCAAGCATCATCAACTCCGTACCAAATTCATACCGGAACGCCTTGGGGAATTGTTGCCGGGCATCAATGATAAGGTTCAGAAGCTTATACATCGAATTTGATATAGGAAGGTCTTGTGTAAGTGCCATGTTAATTTTTTAATATTTTAATGTATGTATTAGAGGGGGCAAAGTTAATAACTGTAAAGCAATTAACACAATTTTAGCTCAAAAAAGTGAAGCTAAAAAGCCCCTGCCGGGGCTTTTATTTAGCTAACCCTTTAAGGGATAAAGAATTAAAGGGATAAAGTGTTTATTGCGGCGAGGGGACGAACCCGGTTCGCGCTCCGGCGGTAGTACGCGTTGACGTAGCCGCTGATGAAGTTCACGTACCAACTGCTGGAAGCGTCATATTCGGTACTAGACCAATACCAGTCATTTGTAAATATATTTTGATTGCCAAACATAGAAGTTATGAGCTCATTGATTTCGGTTTTATACTTGGCCATAAGCATAAGTTCACCCAATGCGGGCAGGTTCCACACGGTTGTATCTTCAATTCCGTCAGATTCAAGCGTACAGGCTTTATAGGCTCTGGCAACTTCGGCGGCAGGGGCGCCGACAGTTCCCTGGGTGTCCTTGACGCCTGCAAGGGTTTCTATTATAACATCGGTATTTTCCTTGCCGTCGAAGGTATCATAGAGTCCTTGGTTACCACTGCCGTAGTTTTTCAGGCCGCGTAGGTCAGTTCCGTAGCCACCCCATTTGAACGTTTTATTGCCGCCTGCGTCAACGCAGTCGCTTTTGGCGATAATGAACTGGTGGCATTCGGCGCGAAGTCGGATGCCGATACGGATATACTTGGAGCGATTATTCGCGCTCATGGAGTTCCATTCGGAAGCCGTGAAAAAGACTTGTTCACCGTCTTCAATCCGGAGCGTAGCCAAAGAAAGGTCAAGAAGCGTACCTGACCATTGCATATATTTGGCGATGTCGCTTGCGGGGGTGTTTTCATTCACGGTTGTAAAACCTATTGATTTTAAGGCTTCTATCTGGTCTTGTTTATTCAAGCGCAGAAGCATGGCGTTGGCGATATTTTTATCCATTTTATTGTATAATATTAAGTTAATACTATTCGGAAGCAACAGCTCTCACATGAAGAAGGGCTGAATTTTTGTTTTGATTCGTAATACGCCCGGTATTCAGTTCGAACGCCCAGGCGGAGTTAGTATCCCAAATTGTTGATGACCAGTAGTATTTATCAGTCATCAGCATACTGTCACTACTCCAAAAGGTACGCATCATCTCATTGATTTTATCGCGGTAGCGGTACATCAGAAGCATTTGGCCAGATGAAGGAAGGAACCAGTTGGATTCATCCTCGATACCGTCACTTTCCAAAGTGTAGGCACGGTATGCACGGGCGGCTTCGGCAGCTGGCGCACCGATCACACCACTATTATTTTGGTCTTTCAGAGTTGCGATAATGAGGTCAGTATCTTCCTCACCCGTGAAGCAGCCATACATGGCGCCCAGTCCTTTTTGATTCAGGCCATCTATGGCTTTGCCCTGACCGCCCCAGTAGAAGGTGGTAGTCATGTCGGCATTATAGCACTCCTGGGCGGAAATTACGAAGGAGTGTCCATGTGCCCGGATACGAAGACCGCGTTTGATAAACAACTGTTTGTTGGTAACCGTGAGGGAATCCCATTCCTCACGGGTGAAATACCATTTGGAGTTATCCGAGATGCGGTTACAGGCAAGATTCAAATCAAGCAGGCCGGCAGCCCACTTGATACGTTGTCCAAATTCAGATGCGCGGGAATTCTCGGTGATATCCGAGAATCCAACGGCGTTCAGTGCTGCTACTTGTGCCTGTTTGTTCAAGCGAAGCAGCGTGGCGCTTTGTTCATTAGTCATAGTTACTTGTTTATTAAATCATTAATATCCATATTGTCTTCAGCAAACCGTTCGAGATATTCTTCGTAGGTTTCGCCGTTATAATATTCAAGGACTTCATTGATGTTGTCCAGCGTTACGTTATCGTAGTACGGTTCCCCGCCATAAGACTCATTATTGAACCAGTTGATCAGGTCGATGTAGGCATCTATGACGGTAAGGATGACAAGGCCGTCGATACCGGATTCAAGGGATTCGATTTCATCCGTTTCACGGATAACTGTCAGTTCATACGTGCCGTTGACTACCGGTTTATCCTGTCTGTTGCCGTCCTCATCCATTCCGGCAACTCCATATTCGAGAATGGCAAGAAGCTCGGAGCCGTCAGCCTTCAGGGTCATGTTCGAGATACGGAGCATGGAAAGTTTACGGGATGCCGTTTGTGAAGCGAGGACGTCACGGAGCATCTGAATGGCGTCAAGTTTAGGCGACGTTTCAAGACGCAGGCGTTGGACGTTCGGCATGGATTCTATTTGCAGGCCGGACGGGGCGGAAAGACCTGTATAGGTCAGTTCAGGAAGACCGACAAAACGGAGGCTTGTCATTGTTGGTGGAAGAGAGATGTCATTAATCGGAGAAGTCTCTGCAAGAGTGATGTTCTCCAGTTTGCTACCGGACGCATTGATATGGGCGATACGTGGGCATTTGTCGGTAACGAGCGTAGCGATTTGTGTGTTCCGGATATCGAGTGATACGAGGAAGGGCATTTCGCCGCAGTTCAGCGAGGTAAGCGGTGCGTAAGAACCGATGGATTGTTCTGTATGGGTGTCAGAGCCCAAGATAAGGGTTTCCACAAGTTGCATGGCGGAGAAGCTCACCGTACTTGACAGGGAGATTTCAGACAGGTCGAGCAACTTCATGCGGTCAGCCTGATAGATATACAGCAAGGCACCTTCCTCATGTGAGAAGTTGGTGAATACATATTCTTCGCCCGCTTCAAGGAAGCAGCTTTCGGAAAGGTTGCCGCTAGCGTCATTGCCGACACCGAAGTAACCGTTTTTAGCAGCGACAATCCGGATGGTGGCGTTTGATTTGGAAGATACGCGCCCGGAAATTACACCGCTGAAGAAATCACCGGTTTGGAAATAGCCGTCACGAATACGCCAACGTCTTTCGATGAAAGACGGAAGGGCGGTAAGTCCAAGACCTTGCAGGGCATAGAAGTAAATAGCATCAGAGGTGGCGGTATAGGAGATGTATTTCCGTTCACCGTCGTAAGAACTAACCAGTTTCTGCCATTTTTTGAGCCGTTTGTCAATGAAGAAATGCGTAGCTCCTTCGGGTGAGAACGGGTGCAGGGTGACGCCGTCAATGGTCGCCTGAACGTTACGCATGGCGGCGGCAACGGTACGCAGGGAGAGTTCCGTACCGGATGAGTCAGTCCACACTACTTGCTGGAGATAGATGTTATTAAACAGAACGGAGCCGTAGCCAGCATAAGGGTTAGTGAATGTTTCATCGCTCGTCCGGTTGGGGTCCACCTCGGCGTCAACCGTGCAACCACCGTCGTTGTCCTTGCTATTGAGCGTATCGCAGTCATAGATTTTATTCAGGTACATGCGCATGGCATCCTCGGAGCTGTACACACCGTCTGTTACGGAAGCATACTCTTCCAAGAACCACATCGGCTGCATATTCTTGGCGCGTTGGTCAGTGGCGGCAAGGTAGTCGGTGAAGATGTCATAACTCAAGACACTTTCCGGGCAGGCGTATTTATACAGGTTTTCCTTCCATGTTCTTTGCCAGTTCCCGCCTTTGGAGTAATCGCAGGAATCACAGAAGCGCAACCATCGGTAGAGGTTATAGGGCACTTTCTTACCCAAAGCGTAATCAATGGCGAGCTGGTCATCATCGACAAGCGATTCAAAGTAGTAAGTCCATGCCGGGAAGGTATCAGCAGAGATAGTTCCGTTATCCACGAGTTTTTGAACCCATGAGGACTTGTCCGTTTTCATGGCCATCATATCCTGAACAGAACCGACGCCCTGAAACCAGTCCATACCTTGGTAATTAAGAAGTTCGAAGCCTTCAACGGGATTAAGGACATCACCGGTGACATTCCATTTGCCGTTTTCATACTTCATGGAACCGGACTGCTTTTTCCATGAGCCGTCCTGATACCTCATTATTCGGTACGAACTACCGCAATATAGGGAAAGCAGGTACACGCTGTCCGTATCGAGTCCGTCAGTCTGTTTGAAGCGTATCTCAATTGCGTCTAAAGTTTCGTCAGGAGTACCGAAGAACTCTATGAAGTCACCATAATTCAGGCAACCTTTATTATAGCCGGGGGTATCTTTGAAACCGAGGGCGAACTGTTCCCCTTTGTCTTCTTTCCAGTTGCCTTTGGCATGGAAATAGACGTTTTGCAGGCTGTCATCCTTACACCGATAGGTGGCTACCGGGTGATTGGCGGTGGAGTGGTTCATCTGCAAGCCTTCGATATGCAAGTCACCGCTGTCAAATGTTCCGTCAAATGCACGTTGGACAGGTGTCATATAGTTACCACCCAAGGCACGGTATGTAACGTTCATCATTTCACAGGCGCCGCAGTCGTTCGCATTGCCGGAATCGGAGTAATCGACTTTTACGGTAATGACATCGACCGGGATTGTATTATCACCGACCTGTACTTTGTTGATGGCAGCCAAGGCTATTGCACGGCGTCCTTCCTCCGTCGTATCGTCCGGATTAAGTAGTATGATTCGAGTGTCCTTGTTTTTGCCTTTACTCTTGGCGAGGTAGTAGCGTTTATTCTTTACCGGGCGTTTGGCAGAGGTGGTTCCCTGGTTGCGGGTTTGGACACTCACGGCCTTGAAATTACGCCACGGGCGTTCGGGGTCAAAGTAATAGAGCGTGATGTATATCTTCGTACTGGTGGAAGTGGTGCCGTCCAGTGCTTCTATATCGGAGCCTTCATAGGGGCATTCGACAATGTAAGGCATACCGCGTGAATAGATTTCGGCAGCTGACGGGCGGCTTTGGGTACTACCCTCGGCTGTCTGGCTTTTAAGGACGTCCTCAAAGGCGTATTCCTTCACCATTACCTCTGTATCGGTCAGACGGACAAGGTAGTTCTTGAACGCCTGTGCCCATTCCATATAGGAGTTCCAGGCCATCATGTAATAAAGATACAAATCACCCAGTTTGCCGTCCATCGTTATATACTTGGTTTGAATCAGGGAGCCGCCGCCCGGAACATAACCAAGACAGGCGACTTCCTCACCGTTGAGGAAGAGTTTCATCATGGAATATCGTGTGCCGTCACGTTCGACGTAGTTGCTTGCAGGTTCAACAACTACGGCTACGGTTATCTTTTCACCCTGCCGGTAGGCGCGTTCTTCACGACGGGCGACACCATTGTTACAGAAGATGCCGACCACCCGGCCGGTGACATAGAAGCCGGCACCGGACGTTTCGTCATAGCAGCTAAGGAGCAGGGCATCATCATCGGTCACGTTCTTGGAAGCGAAAGCGAACTGGATGGCGGCACCGTTGGATTCGATGGACGAGCCGGCAAACGGGGCATGGTTTAATGACACGCCCACATTCTCGGCTACGCGAAGGCAGTTCTCACCCAAGAATGTGCCAAAACCGTTGGTAGTCCAGTTGGCACCGTCCACTTTCATTTCATAATTACCGCTGACAATGCTATGGTCAGTTTCCTGATTGGTACGGGATGAGAAGTCAAAGTTATAGATGGCGCCTTCTTTTATGGCGGCATCAATGGCGGAACCGCTAACTGTCACCCGGACAGGTTCGCTAGTCACGTCCTTGCATACGGCAGTATAGTTGACCGTATCGGTGCCGTCAGCCTTGTAGCCCTGCAGTTGTTGTTTGACCTGATAGGTTTTGTTACGACTGGCAGCAATTTGTGTTACCTGCACGTTATTGGCTTTCACGCTGACGGGTGAAGTCATTTCCAACGGGTCATAACAGGCAACATCAAGTTCTACGGTTTCGTACAGTCGGACTACTCCACCGTTTTTATCATCGTATCTCAAGGCAACAAGAGGTGTGGAACTATTCGGGTCAATTACCATGACAGCCGTGTAGATGACATTTCCTTTCACTCCGGATGCGACATCCGTTCCTTGGATGCGCAAGGGATAGGTACCGTGTTCTAGGCCGAGGGAAGCAGGGCGGATTACAACGGAGTGCGAGTAGTTGTCATTTACAACGGTGGTAGACAGGGATTGCCATTCACCATTAATCTTGATGTCAACCTGGGCACTGATACCTTTATCAGAGGTGTTGTTTCCGAACTTATAGAGTGGAAGGCTGAAACTTTCAGTTGTCGGAGTAAGCAGAGTTTCAGGGGTATAGTTGAGCACCTGCACACAGGTACAGGTAATATCAACAGCTGTTACATTGACATTCTTGGAACCGGTGTTGCCGCTTTCGTCAGTGGCTATCAGCTTGAATTTCCGAGTACCGGCAGCCGTAAAGTATGTGGTGAAGTCCAGTTCAAAGGAGAAGTCCTTCATGTCACCGGAAGATGCTTTGTTGACGGTTTCAGTCCAGACGGTAAGCCCGCTTTCACGGTCTACGAGTTCCAATTTCTCAATCAGGTTGTCAGAGGATTCGACACCGTTCGAGGTCACAGAACGAATGGCAGCAAAGGTTCGTAACGTGGAGCCGTAAGAGCCATAGACAGGTGTCGACTGGAAAGCAATGGCAACAATGGTACCACCAGTCTGACCGCCGCCACCCGTGCCGATAGCGAACTGCACTTCATCGCCAAGGGTTTCACCGGCAGCGTTCTTCATCTGAAGTTTTACAATACCTTCTGTTTCCACGTTTACGTCGAGGTTGGCCGGAACATAGGCATAGGCGCCACCAGTTGAAAAGGCGTCCTTTCCCCCTTCCGCCGGTTCATCGGAAGTTTCAAAAACGGAACCGCCACCACCATTCCCGAAGGGTTTCCAAAGAGAAGGGGTCGCAAAATCGGACACAGCACCCTGGAACTGCCGGGTTTCCATTTCATACTCGCCTGTTTTGTAAGTAATGATGAGACCCGTTCGCTCATATTTGACGCCAGATTCCTGTTGATAGGAGACAATGGCGGCAATAGCGGTTTCAAGGGTATAGTAGCCGTCTTTCAATGGGCGGATCTCATCAACAATGACGATGGGGTGTGTTACATCGTCAGCGGGCGTGCCGCTCTTCATATCCTCAAGGGCTTGCTTATCCTCGGCGGACAAAAGGCCGGCTTGTTCAAGGGTAGCAGAAGGCAGACGGAAGCTGTCATCCGTTTCTTTACCGGTTGTTTTGGACACTTTCTTAAAATACACATTGAGATAGGAAGCGTCAGACAGGACGGAGAAAGAACCCGGTTTGATTATATCGGAAGGGATATTTTTCATTGTATCTTCCAAAGACTTTCCACGGTTGCCGGGGAAAGCTTCTTCTTCACCTTCCCCAAGAGACAACGGTTCAGGCAGACATTCAGAAGGAACTTTACTTTCTTCGTTCAAAGGAGCGATACCGTTCGCTTTTCCTATCCTTTCCTCAAAGTCATTTATTACAGAGGTCCATTTGCCCCATGTAACACTCTCATTGGAAACAATACCTATTCGTGAGATTGTACAAACTGTACCTAAATATACACCTTCGGCATTGTCTGACATGGTAGCCAGTTGTATACACGAAGTGAATGATTGACAAACCTTATTAAGCTCCAACCGTTCAATTTGTATATTTACAGGAATCTTAGACGAATCAACAGACAAAATACACCGATAATTCCCAATAGAAGAATCCCCGGAATACATTGTTTTTAATTTATCTTTAAAGCTACCAATAGTAGTAAAAGAGCCAATACTTTTAAATGGGTCAGTCAAAGGATTGGATTTATCAGACACTCCTGTTATACGTTTCAATAACTCGGCGTCTCCATCCGATAAATCTTTTGCAATCTTATTGACATTCTCCACTAATGCATCAAAATCACCATTCACCATTTTAGCAATGGTACTTGAAAGTAAATCAATAGATATTTTCCGACCGCCACTAACTTCAACGTACATATCTTTGGATAGCTCTGTTGTATCAGTCAGTTGCTCTATTGTAAGACTGTTTGTCTTCAACGCTTGTAACACAAGGCTAATAATCTGTTGTTTTTCTGTTTCTGTCATAATTCTCTTTTTTAATCATTTTCATATACCCATACAAGCTCAATGGTCATACCAAGATTATCTATGTCGCAATCATAGACATTATCAAGATAAAGTTGGAACTCCTTCAGAGCACCAATATCTCCACCGTTAATACCTTTCAAGACACATACACCATCCCTACTGATTACACTCCCTTCAATGAGGTTAGTATACGAATCTCCTTTATATAGTACAGCACGCAAATTTATCGAACCGTTGTCCAAATCGTTCTTTAGTCTATCCAGTCCATTAACTGTAAGTTTACCGTAACCTCTTCTACCAATATACTTGTTATCTATGTCAGTCGTCTTGATTGCAATCAAATCCCAATATGAATTTTTATCAACACCTGGGTGATGAATACTGTTGACAGTAACCATAGTATCACTATTAATAGAAACTCCAGTATTAGGAATAGCCTTAGTCATATTGATATATGCTCCGACCTCTGCAACCCCACTTTCTGAACCATACTTGATACTACGCATTCCTTCATCATCTGCTATCCTATAAGCACCGCTTTGTACACACCTCATAGCAAGCTGGTTATTCCATTCCAAAACTGGATTCATCGTTCTTACCTTCTGTAACATTTGATTGAACACAAAACTCTTCAATCCCTCTATTTGCTGGTTAAGTTCCGGAACATTACTTTCCTTTCTGGTATATCGAACACCATCAAAGTAGACGTAATTACAGCATAAGACACGATTCAATAATTCAGCAAACCACACAGGGCATCCCATCCCATTTCCAAGCGTGAATAATACTGTTGTATATTCGTGGCTGAATAGCTCAACAATATCCTCATCAGAGGTCACGAACTGCTCATTATCCACACCGAACGTCCATCCGTTATCTTTGAAACCACCAGGAACGCGAAAATCAAAAAAGTATTGCATCCCATCTATCCACCAGACAGCATCAAGACGCTGCTTATTATCTTTCATTGAATACTGAATAAGGCTGGTTTCTGATAACTCACATTCATCGTCCGTAACTTTAAAAATCTCACTCGTATTCCCATTAACTGTTACAGTATAGTATCCACATGGAAGCAATGAAATGTTATAGAAATAAAGAATCTTATCATCATTCATCTTCCATGAGCTTAATGATACAGGTGTAGATATATTACTTAAAAGATTATTAATGTAAACTATAGGCTCCTGCTCTTTGGCTGTCAAAATCAATTCAACAAAAATCCTGTCTGTACGTGCGAATAATTGCACATATTTACTCTTCGCTCCAAATTTATCGGTAGACGGAGAAAAAAACAGTGGGGTAAACGGGCTTATAATCATATTTCTAGGCTTTTGTTATTGAACGGACAAATAAATCATACTTCACTCCCTCGTTTCTCTCAACTGTACTACTCACCTCTTTGATGTAGCCCTCGTAAACTAGATCATCTTTTAAGATTTTAATCGTTTCATCATCTGTTGGTGGAATATCTTCATTATAAGTTGTGAATGAAACATCTCCACAAGTTATAATACCACTTTCAACGTTAAAATCATCTTTCATTCCTATACCATTGACAACAACATCACTATTACCGTCAGAAGAAGAATAAGATAGTTTTTTAGTGAACATACCAATATAGCCGGCATTTGCTTGCAATATGCCTCCTTGCCAATACATGGTATTAAACATCGTTTCAGGATCAAGTACACCACTTATTTCCCAACCGCTCCTTATAAGCCTATACTCTTTATATGTTTGTACTCCGCCATTATCATGTAATGTAGTACTGGCACAAACAAAAAACACATCATTGTCACTTTCACTATCCGTTGTATCTTGGCCTCTCTTTTGCGATAAGAATTCAATTCCATAAACATCAGCACGGTAAGGGCTAATCAACTCTAATACATTATCAGTTATATCAATGCCAGTAGTATATTCAGTAGTAAATCGGAATTCGTCACGACCATTCATACTTTCATAGTCCTGTTTATCATATCCTACCCTAACCAAAGAATATATTCTTGATGAATCAACCTTATACTCAAAACTAGAAAAGCTGCTGTTTAAATCCTTTACATTGTTATCACTAAACAATTTGTCCCGGTGTTTAAAAAAAACAGTGACACCATTGATCACAGGCACAAAGCCAAAAACTGTTTCCATCCAGTTTTTAAACTTTGTATAAGAAGTATATAGCTTAGCTTGGGGGATTCCACGAATACTTTCAGCAGCTAATATCACGCAATTATCTAACCTTTCATCAACACCTGAAGCTATTTCACCATAGATACCTTCATTTCCACCATTCATGCTTTTAAGCAATCGGTTTAACACATCAATAGGTCTTATTGCATCCACATAGATAGGGTTAGCTCGAGAAGTAAAGCGTGTCTCAAATTTGAAATTACGAAAATAAATATTGCCAGTAGAAGCATTAACTCTGTTAAATGTTACCTTCAAATCAAAAAATAAAGCCTGCCCTTTAGTCAGATGAATCTTGATGGATTCATTCAGATTACTTGGAGTAACATCCCCCTTATTATACCCCCATCTTTTCAACTCGACTAAACGACCATCTTCGTAACGCCCACCTAGAACAATTTCAGCTTTAGTTGTATACGCATCACTATAACTGATATAGTATTCAAAACTAAAATTCAATACTATATCAATGTCGGACAAGGCTTTAACAAATACATTTGGATCATCTTTCGATTCCTGTGGTGCATCATAAAACTCAAGAGGTGAATCCCGTGACGGAAGTTCACCACCTGAAATATATAAGGGAAGCGAATATGTTATAGCTTCTACATATATTCCTTTGTCAATTACAATATATTGCAAAGAAGCATCATTTTCTACAGTATTACCACCTAATGTATGCGGTTGACTATAATTCATACTTACAGAATCATAATAAAGCTGATATACATCTTTTATCTCATCTACCGAATATTCGTACTGCGTTCCTTTGTTAGCCTTTATGATATTAGCGACACTATCATCTATCGAATTAATAGAAACAGTATTTCCATCATAGGTCAATGAACCGAAATCCAGTCGGCAACTGAAGAATTCTTCATAAGTATGAGAATTAGTTATAGTATAAACAGTGATACTAGCATTAGAAGCCAGGTATTTGCTCAAATACTCCTCCAATATGAGATCATAGGCTTCTCCCACAAACTGGAATTTTGAAGTAAAGGTTCTAGTTATTCCTTCAAGTCCGGAGCGTTTACGGGAAAACTTTATTTCATCCCAATTCTGAATACAAGATTTGGGAATATCATAAGAAATACTATCAACGGTAAGTACATATTTACAAAGCATTTTAACTCCTTTTGAACGTTCACGAGCAAATATATAGAAAAAGCCAACCGGTTTCCCGATTGGCTAAATTCTTGAAAATTATGCCTTGTCTAAAACTAATATAATCTACTAATTATTAGCTATATACAAATCATTTTATTAAATATGGATTTTCTTCTCCCTGTGAAATATCACACGTCTTATCTGTTAAATAATAAAATGAGTCTCTTGTTTCAACAAAGACATTTCGCATCAGTCTCTCAAATTCTTTAAAATTGGAAGATTCTTTAGGATAATAGATATTTTTAAACAAATGGGCTTCATCTAACAATTCATAATACAAAATACCCTTTAGAGCCTTTTCCTCTGTTTTACGTTTATCACCAAGAAGGAGATATAAAACAACAAACAATTCTTTATCTCCCATTTGGGCTTGTATAATATCATAATACTTCTTCTTTTTTTTAATTGAGGTCAAAACCTCACTCAAATAAATATATTTATATAGCTGATATAAATGACGATAATACCTCATTAAATGTCGACTTTTGCCATTATCTAAATTCTTCTCAAATTCTACTGGCACTAAATCATTTGAATTTGAAATAAAAATAGAAACAACCTCATCATAATATTTTTCAATATCCACCTTGCACTCATTATATATGGAATTATGCATCTCAAGCCATTGAAAAAAAGAAGATTCAAACTGTAATATAGATGATAATTCCTGCTGACTTCTATAAGTCATAAAGATAAAAATTATAGAAATTAATGATAGACTAAAACCACAAAATGTAGCAAATCCAGCCCAATCATCTATATCAGTATAAATCGGTCCGTTAAAATATCTAGAATAGAACACCAGACAGGACACAACAATACCAGTACTCAAACAAAACGACACCATTATTGGATTTCGTTTTAAGTATTCTAAAAAACTCATTCTTCTTTTCATAGCTTATTCTTTTTAGCAAAAATATAAAAATTCACAATAACACATATATATAAGCCATTAAAATCGGCTATATAATTCATGCCATATCATTTTTCGTCCGGAAGAGATACGACTTCTTACAGTTCCAACAGGAATGTTCAGGATTTCACTTATCTCATCATAAGAATATCCACTAGCATAATACATCACACTATCAATACAACGGGATTTTTTAGCACACCGTTGTATTGTGGAAACCAAATCATCAAACAGTATTGAATGAGCTGTACAGTTAGAAATGGCACTTCCGTCTACCATATCAAGCCCTGTAAAATGTATAAGGGAATTTCTATTGTATCTTATTATATAAGTATTCCTCATCACAATAAGGCACCACGGTTGAAGTGGTTTAGAACAATCAAATTTATCACGATTCACAAGTAGCTTATAAACTGTATCACCGGCTAAGTCTTCAGCATCTTGCATGGAACAGCAGAATTTTCTTGCCACCCTTAATATCCAAGGATATATTTCTGATAATTCCTTTTCAAAGTCCATTGTCAGCCCTCCTTATTAGGTGTATCCTCGGTTCGCCATTAATGCACCTTTCCACGTATTCCCGGTGCATGATACTTTGCTCGTGCATTTCCTTAGCAGAACGCTCGATTGAACTAATAAGAGTGCCTATATCGGGGGGCAATAAGGCAATCATTTTTTTTACCTCGGACACTTCTGTTGTTATCCGATTACACTTCGTCTCTAATGTACGTAATTCTGACAATAAAACATTGTATAAATGCCTATTTATACAATGGATGCTCTTTTTTTTATTCATAAAAAAGTCGTTTGTGATTCTAAAAGAGATGTACAAACGACTGTATGAAATAATTCGCTTTAATTAAAAATTAATCGAATTACAGCATATATGTAATGCCCAATATTATCATGTGCTTCTTTTTCTGATTGATATTTCAACATCAGCTTGATGAACGATATTCGCATAGACAGCAGCATTAATTACGCGGGAATCAATACTCATTTTAAAGAATGTCATTAGAAAAGCAATCTCAGCATCAAAAGAAGAACGAATTTGTTCAGGAGTAGCCTTACTTCCTTTATGTTCCTCACTGCGTCTTTCCTCATTCCGTTTTTGCTCAAAAATTGCAGAATGAAGTAAATAATCAATCTTCGATATTACTTGTTCATCACTCATATTTCGGGTATCTACATTTAGTTGACCCAATACCTGACGAACATCATCATAAAAGCCAAGAGAAACAAGAGCCTGACAAATACGAAGACTCAATAGTTTGGCACGTTCTTTCAGCATATCCTCTTTGTCCATTACCATAGCCTTCATATTTGAAGGATTAACAATACTTCTGTATTCGACAAGTAATTTAGACGCTATTTCTTTAAGCGTGCTTTCGGACATAGATTTGCAGTCCGAAAGCAAACAAGCATAGTTTCCGCATGAAAGTTCAATGAAATCACTCAATGTTATCTGATTTAATCTTTCAATCATGGCTATTTCAGTTTAGATAACTTATACAGTTCAAATTCACGGTTAGAAGCATCTTGGCGTTGCATTTTTAGACTCTTCATCAAAAGGAAATTTGTTCTATCAACCCTTTTTTCTAACCGGGAATAATCATTGAAAACAATGGTGTCACCGGAAGAAGATGCAAAATATGTCGGTGAAAATGTGGGAAAGTCCCAATCCGGTATATCAAAATTAGAGATATCTACCTTATCAACATCAGGAAAGACTTGCGCACCTTTAGGAATATCAACTAAAGTTGGAGTATCAGGAGTAATCCATGCTTTTCCGGAATACATGATAACTTCATGTTTACCGGCATCACCAACCAAAGCAGCACCGCCGGGGTGCCTATCATTACCTTTAGTACCTTCTGCATAAGAAGGAATAGGAGTGGCAAGAATTGTTGCTACTTGCATAGCCCCCATCGCCCCAATAACAGCAGCCATTACAGCACCGGCAATCGGACCTAACTGGAAAGCTTCCATAATACCACGAGCTGTTGCAATTCCAGTTTCTGCAACTTGTACTCCCTTATGCCAAACAGCTTGTTTATGGGCAATCTCTTGCTTTTGTTTTTCCAACTCCTTATTCTTGGCTTCTGTCTGATCCTTTGCTGCCCGTTTACGCGCTTCCGCTTCCTCTTCGGATATAGCTCCAGACTCTGCCAGATTCTCAATTCGTTCAATATCCTCATCATACTTTTCCTCATTAGCTTCCCGCTCTTCTTCTATTTTCTGAATCTGACCATCATAAATAGAAGAGACTAAGTTTCCAATAGCTCCCACAGCTTGAGATGCAGTTTGAAGCCATTTTTTCAAGTTCTTCTGACGTTCTTTCTGTGCTTTCTCATCCGCTTTAGTAACTTTATTGATAGCATCTATTTCTGTTTCTGCTTCTTTTTGGGCAAGGTCCGCTTTCAATTTTGCAAGTTTCTCCTCAAGTTTCTCCCTTTTGTCCGTACTCAAGTTGGCAGTAGCAAGTTCGGATTCCAAAGCGTCAATGGCAGCTTCCGAGGTTTTACGTACATAATCTAATTTTAACTGATACTCAAGTTCTGCATACTCCTGCTGGGTTATTTCCTTAGAAGCTAACTGTTTTTTAAGAGCAAGCGTATCCATAACATAGGCAGCATCCCGGATTTCCTGCTCATGCGCTGCATTCTCTGCTATTAATTGCACCTGATCGGATGCATGTCTTTCGTAAAGTTCTTGTTTCTTTTTTGCATATTTGTCATCAATGAGAAAAATATCTTCACCTGTTTTCTCCGCTGCATCAATTTCTGCTTCACGTTGCAATTCCAACTGGTGCAATTTCAAATCAAGTTCTTCCTGGGACCCCTTTTTTACAACAGCAAGAGCGTTCTCAACATCTTTCTTTTCACGGTCAGAATTATACTTAATAGAGAATTCATCTAATTTATCCTGCATTTCTTTCGCCAAATTCTGACGAGTAGCGATTTCTTCTTTACTATAACCCTTAACAGCAGCAATCTTCTTTGAGTACGCTAAACCAATTTTAGCAAGTTCCTTTTCTAAGCCTTCATCCATGAGGGCGAGTTCAGACTCTTGATAGGTTTCCTTAATCTTTTGTTTTTCCTTAGCAGCTTTCTCCAGTTCACGTTTTTCTTTATCTGTGAGAGGTTTGTTGAATGTACTTCCCGTATTTTCCTCTTGATAATCATTGGTAATACCTTTGATTTGCTCCATTTTTTCTTTCAATCCAGCAACATATGCAGTTTGCTCTTCAACAAGCTTGAAAGACTCATCTATGTCTTTTTTCATCTGATTAGTAGTTTTTTGAAGCCCTAGGCCTTGTTTCAATAAACTACGATTATTATACTCACTCCACTGCTTTTGGTTTCGTTTAGTATAAAGTTGCAATCTAGCTTCTTCTTGCGATAAAGTTCTTTCTAATATTTTAAGTTGTTCTCCTCTAGCTTTCTCAAAAGCTTCTGCACCATCAACTCCCTCTTTTCTATATTTCAAAGCGACCCTATCAATACTTTCCTCCTTAGATTTAACCCATTCCTTATCCAGTTTAGCAGCTTCTTGACCGTTACGGGCTGCATTAGCTAATCTTTCCTCGCCAAGTTCTTCTGCCGTGGCTATTACGGCACGCATAGAACGGACAAGGTCGGTAAATTCGTTTATTATCCCAGATAAAACGCCTGTGTTTTTACCTAAAGAGATCATCAGGGCTTCCCAAGCAGATTTTAAACCATCAATTGCACCTTTGGCATTATCTTCCATAGTATGAGCCATATCACCCAATTCACCTTCAACACCTGTTATTTGTTCGCGTAATGGAACAATCTTATCGGCAGCGGTAAGAAATGCATTGAAAGCAGCAACACTCCGTTTATCAGTCATTTCAAGAGTACTATTCAAATCTACTCCCTGCTCTTTCAATTTTTGTAATCCAGCCACCAATTCAGGCAGCGTTTTAACCGGACCACCTAACGACTTAGCAAGTACCCCGTTTGTATCAGCTAAATTTAGAAGAATATTACGTGTAGCAGTAGCAGACATTGAAGCGTCAAAGCCGGCGTCTGATAATTTACCTAGTAAAGCCAAAGTATCTTCAATAGAGAAATTAAAAGCCTTAGCTACCGGTCCAACGATTGGAAGTGCAGTAGCAAGATATGAAAACGATAACGCACTCTTTGTTGTAGCAACAGCCATTGCAGATACATAACGTTCTGTCTCACGAGTATCTGCATTGAACATTCTCAATGCAGCTCCAGTTAGCGAAGCAGCTTCCCCTAACTCTGCACCGGTAGCTTGAGCAAAACGTAAAACCGATTCTGTTGCATCTAATATTTCTTTCCGTGTAAACCCCAACTTGGCTAATTCTATCTGCAATTCGGTAGCTTCAGAAGCTGTATATTTAGTTGTAGCTCCCAACCTTTTAGCATCAAGAGTTAATTCTTTTATTTGGTCTGATGTGGTACCGAGTATTGCGGCAAGCCGGCTATTAGCAAACTCGAACTCGACAACACTACCAACCCCTTCCCGAAGTTTAGTAAAAAGAGCTACAACGCCACTTACAACAGCCTGTGCACCAATATATCCAGCTGCCCACCCTTTTAAACCAGCACCAACTTTACTTAACCCAGGAGCAAATTCAGAATTAAGTATCTTTCCTGCATTCCGAGCAATAATACCCATATTCTGCATGGACTTATTACCGTTCTGTATCTCAACCCATGCAGCCTTTACTTCTTCCCGGTATGCACCAATAGTCATTTTCTGTTGACTATATCGATCGGAATTTCGCTTTATGTAATCAGTGTTGATTCCAATAGTAGAATTAAGACGGGCAAGTGTACGAATATAGTTTTCATCCGTATCTTTCAAAACATCAACAGCCTTTTGCAGCTGCTTATTCATTTCCTTTGCTTGTGAACGGCTATGTACTTCCTGATTAGTCAAGGTAATAGCAGTTCTGACAAGTTTTAAACGTTCTTCTTCAGATAAAACAGCTTTCTTACGAGTAGTATTACCGGCATTCTGCGCTTTTGTCAAATTAGCTTCCGCTTTAGCAGCCTTTTCCAAGGACGCAGCATTATCCGAGTTTGCCTTGGTTAGTTTCTTCAGTTCAGCAGCAGATAATTTCTCTACATTTAGCTTTTCCTCTATCTTCTTACTGACAGTTTGAGTTATTTCAGACTGTTTTCTAAGAGCTTCGGTTAATTCAGCAGATGCAGAACCAGCCGTTTTTGCTTGAGTATTATAAAGATTACTCAACTTTTCAAGATCAGCAACGCCTTCTACATTTAGTTTCAAACCTTTTGCTAATTCTTTGGCCGCATTAACATAATCAGCCCTCACACGCTCAATAGTATTATCAAGCTCCACCAATTTCTGCAAATCGCTCTCATCAACGAAATCTTTTAATTTTAAATCTGCCATAATTACAGGTAATGTCTATATTCAACAATCTTTCCTTTTATCTCAACTCCTAGTTTATCAAAAGCATAGGTACCATCTTCTTTCTGATAAACGACATACATGCAACCATCCAAGACAGCTGCTTTCTTTGCAAGATCACTGATACGTTCCAGTTCACTCTGCATCTTTTTTATTTCGCAACCACAAGCCATTTTCTACCGATATCCACATTCTGAAAAGAAACGTTCCATCCAGGGACGGAGATACATAATATTAAAGTACTCTTTAGCTGTATCACCAATGCCTAAAATCTGCTCACCGTATTTCTTCTCAATAGAACTACCGTCCGTAAATCCTTTCGTTGAAAATCGAAGCCCGGAATCAATTCTATCGGCAGTTATACTATCATAGAAAGTACCAGTAATAAAAAGGTTAGGTACCTCAACCGGACGCGGTGGCAAATAAAGCATCTCACTTCTAAGAGGTGGAGTTATCCTCTCTTTCCATCGTTTATATTGTTCCGCACGGTTCTGCCAGGGTCCGGGCTCGTTAAAATAGGTGTCAGTATCATAATCGGGATTCAATAGATGTTCAGTACCGTCCAGACCGGAATATAATTGTTCCTGAATGCAATCAACGAGCACATTCTTATGTTCTTCCATACACCTAATACATTCCTCTTCAAACCCGGATGCAATGGAATGAATAACTCTATGTAATTCATCAAAATCTGCCATACAGTAAAAATATAACGGGCCGGGCTGTAATCACACCCCAGCCCGTCGGTTACTTAGTTATCGCATCGTACACTTCCGAGAGCTTCTTCTTACGGTCAGCTTCCTTCAGTTCCTGCCACACGACTTTAATGTGTGCATTAATAAACTCTTCCTTCGTCATGCCCTTCACAGCAGCTTCGACGAACGTAACATTATCTACCTTCATGACACCTGCTCAATACCTCTGATTCCTTTTTCATACAATACAGAAGGAGCTTTCAACGAAGGAACCGCCCCGGCTTTAGGAACAATGGTAATGATACCATCCGAATACGTAGCAGAAGTTACGTTATTCATAACTTCAGCAGCACCATCAGCAATAAGACTGCCAAATTCTTCTGTACGGTCATAACCACCAACAACTTCAACTATTTTGTAAGTATTTTCGGCCTCCAACTTTTGAAACACAACATCAACCAAGCCTTTAACGAAATTCTTGGGATTGAAGTCTAACTGCACGTAGTCAAAGTGCAATTGGCTGTCTTCCACATCTTCATGTGAAAAACTAACAGTCATCGCAGACTTAGCACTACTGGTCGGGTACTGTGTCACGGTCGGATAAACAGTAGACATCGGAATACCGGCAAGGATATCAGTGTCATCATTATAACCGATCAACATATTATCCTGATTCCAAAAGTAAACGTCCCATCCTTTATTGGCACATTTCAGAAGCTGGGCATTCAAAACCTCATCAAATTTCTTCAAAGTGAAGGTGTCTGTTTGAGCGCTTAGCCCGTTGTATTCACTTGCACCGTACCCTACAGCATTAACTTGGGGCTCTCCACCATTCTTGGCATACTCCAGGAATGGAAAAATAGGGTAAATACGCCCGGGACGGTCTGCATGGCACAATTCGAGCAATTTCTCACCTGTTATATCAGCAGGGAGTTTGACACCATGTTCCGCCAAGATAGCACCTTTGACTTTTTTCCAGTCAATACTACAAGCAGAACTACCAGTGTTCATCCGGGAACCCTTACACGTTCTAATCTTTCTCATTTTCTTCTACAATTAAGATTATTAATTTTTATTTCCATCGAGCGTATATTTATGGCATCAATCGGCTCGCTCACAGCCTCACCGGAATCTGTATAGGCTCCGTATCTGCCATATGAATAGTTTTCTGAATAACTATGTTTCACTTTTTCGTCATAGTCGCAGTCGAACCGAGAATCTTCATATAATACTTCCAATAAACGTTTATAGATTGGCCGAAGGATATTTTTAAAAGATGTAGTTCTGCGCATCTCATTGCTCCACTCTTTACAAGAAGAACAGGCTATAATTAACGAAACCTTTGCTTTTGAAAAATAATCCGCGTCACCTCTATCCTCACTAATTGGAGTGAATAGTGCAACCAATGGAAACTTCCTTTCAGACTGGGCAGAAGACTTACTGTATTCATCTAAAATATCTTTGATATATTGACTGCTACCGAAGATGTAATTCAACCTTGGGGACTTCACAACTTTAGTTCCCCCTTTCCCATTTGGATAGAGGATTTCAAGCCCTTCTGGAAGTTCCTTCTTTACAATCTCCTCAAACAGTTCTGTTATATCTAAATCTATCATAAATTGAAAGCATTAATTGGGGTCAAAAGATTCTTGGTTATTTGCACATCGAAAGGACAATCATTCGACATAGCCCATTCAACAAACTGTTTGTTCTTCTCTACCATGCTATTCCATGTGCTTACTTGTCTCTTCAAAGGAGCTACATATTCATTAGCACATTTCAAACGGACAAGCCCGGTTATTGTAGCTTGGGTGTTTGCGTCACGAAGAATATGATAAAAGACATAGTCAGCGAATGGTTCACACAGCTTCTCGCATAATACTGCATATCCGGACTGGGGGGCTTCCTTCTCTTCTGAAATATCAACTTCATCTGAAGAATCTTCCTTTTCCCGTTCAATAAGCTCCAAATAATCTGTGATAGCTTGGGAAAGAGTCACACCAACAACATTCCGGAGAAATTCGGGCTGAAATGCCTTAATATACCCATTTATCACCTCATTCACAGCAAGAGATTGGGGCGAAGGCATTTCAGCGACCGAAACATTCTCAATATGCCTGGGACCTGACATAAAATATGAAACATCAATCAACATAGCGATAGTTATTTAGAAGTCTTGCCTTTCCCGGTTTTCTTTTCATCTTCCACGGAAACGGCTTTATCATCTGTAACAGTTACCTCCTTGGCATCTTCCTCTTGCAAATCTTTTGAATCGGCAACCGGAAGATTCTTTTCATCAGAAGGCACCTGTACTTCAAGTTCTGCAATGCGAGCTTTCATTGTTTCACGCTCTTCTGTCAGTTCAACAATTGTCTTATCTTTCTCTGCAATGGATGCAGTAAGCCTGCCAATCTCTTCATTTTTCTCTGCAAGCATACATTCCAATGTCTTTCGGGCATCTTCTTCTGTAACAAGACCACATTCGGAAATAGGGATGAGTTGAATCATCCCTCTATTAATCCGAATGCGTTGCTCTTTAAGCACATTGGTTACATCCTTATCGTTACCTATAAGTATGTAATCCATAATCTTACGCTTTAGTTATTGCAGTTTTCAATGCGGACAAATCCCCATAAGCGAAAGCCCACGGCATATAAATCGGGAAGATAACTTCTTCTTGTGCCATCAATACAACCTCGTTGCAAAGCTTGGTCTCCACATCTTCAGCCCATTCAAGTGTCAAAGTGGTATAATCAACCAAATTTGCAGCTTGGTTAAAGTCACCCAAAAGATACTTACCGGGAAGAATACCACCATACTCGATAATCGGGCGACCGGCAATATACTTCACCCCATCAACCATTTTAACGATACCAAGATTACGTCCTGTCGTATCTTTCTCCGATTCCATACCGTTAACAGTCATTGGATTAAGAATAATGGCATTCGGAAAATACTGGGCATATGTCATTGCGGCGAAAGCTGTTTTCACTACATCTTCAGAGTTGGGTTCCTCAATGTTCTTAAAGCCGGCTTCATGAACACTGAATGTCATTTTATCCGTAGCAGTTTCAGCACCGGAGAACGCGACACCAGGAATAAGGATACGACCATCTTCCATTTTCACAAGAGCGTGTGTTTTGTTCAGTTCTGTAAGAACAGCGGCACCAGCGAACGTGATACTCATTCCATCAAGAATCAAATCCTGTGGTTCTGCAAACTCTACAATTACATCCTTATCACCGTTATATCCGGTAATAGCTTTTACAGCACCGGCGGCACCTGTAACAATGGCTGTACTAATAATCTTCTCTACAGAAGTCACCCCAGTATTATTGACAATACCAAGCAGATTCTCCCCGTTACCGTCACCAAACAAGATGTTCCAGTCTTCTGCCATCCAAACAGCTTCAGGAAGCATGTTCAAGATGTAGGAACGAATGTACACTCTTGATTTCAACATACGTTTTGAAATACGGATATGAGTACCAAGGCGCTTAGTTCCTGTCTGTATCTCTTTTACCTTGATACTTGATTCCGGTAAACGACCGTTCTCAGTTACAAAACGGGCATTGCGGTTGAAAGCATATACTTGCGCATAGGCGAGTTGAGGATATGCAGGATCAGCTGTCAGCGTCGTTAATACATCACGCATATGCAACTTTTTGTTGGCAACCTGAGTCACAACACGTTTCTGTTGTTGAGTAATCAACAAATCACCGGTGTAGTTGTCAGTCATGGAAACAACATCTTTCAAGGAGAAGCCGTCAAATTCTCCTGATTTGCGTGTTTTTCCTTCTGCGAAATCTCTGAATTTTTCAGAATCAAGCATCTCGTTCAACTTCTCATCGAACTTGTTGATAGTATCCATAGAAAGACCTTTCTGCTTCATTTTCTCGATACTTTCACCAAGAGTTTTAACTTGTTCTACAAGTTGCTCGTTGTCCTTTACCAATTGCTGGAACTTTTCTCCATCATAGGCTTTCAATAGATTATTGATGTCACCAAACTGTTTCGTTACCTCCTCCGGTGAAGCAAATCCTTCAAGTGACTTGTTAACTACTTCACACATCATGCCGGCGATATTTTCCATAAATGTTTTCTGTTCTGCCGGCAGACCGTCCGTTTTCAGATTAAAATCTGATACTGTAAATTTTCTAATTGGCATAAAATTTAAATTTTAAGTTATTTATTCTCGAAACAGCTATTCAAACTCTTGAAATCGAGTAAAGTGCCATTATCAGCGGCTTTAATCGTCACTTCATCGTTCCCATTTTCCCCGTCATTCTTTTCTTGAGTGTCAACAGACGGCTCATTTTTTCCGGTGGTATCTTCAGAAGTGTTTTGCAGAATAGCATTCGAACGATATACTTTTCCCCAACAGTGGGGACATCTTACATAATTCATAAGGTCTTGTAGACCCTTTTGAGAAAATTCTTTCTTTTCTGATTTGACAGAATCAATAAGAGAAATTACTTGGGTTCTAATCTCCGGAGTGAGCTTCTCCATTTCTTCCCTTACAATGTCCTGTGTTATCCATCTCTGATAATCAGCAGCATAATCTAATACCTGTTGGGCAAAGGTATGCTCTGTTTCTGCATCATAATCAAATTGATGACCACAATGAGGACATGAGACAACGGCACCACCGTTGAGGCTCTTCAATAATAAACTTAATTCCATATCGTATCCTTTTAAACGTTCATCACTATATCCATGCTGCAAGAACGCTTTCCGAACGAAATCAACAGCCTCCTTTACCTGGTCGGCAGTAGCAGACTTAATATTCACAAGGAAAGTCTGGGGATTACTCCCCCAACTTGTCAATGTTGAATATTCCATCATACGCCATTCAAGCACTTTACAGGGATCAACAGAATCTCTTTTAATGGCCTTGACCCCAATAGAATGCTCAAGTGTTCTGCCATTCTCTGCAAACAGTTTATAATCAGCTAACGTATCACGGCCGATCTGTTTTTCAAGATTTAACTGACCGACCATAACCAAATTACCTTCTGTTTCCTTACCACTCAACGGAACACCTAACAACTGGTCTGTACGATGATTCAGGAACCAACGCATCCGACCAATATTTTCTTTCAATGTCTTATTGAATGAGCCGGGCATAGATATGTCATTTTGTGAGTCCTTCACACCGATACCGTTCACCGCAACGGTAACGATACCCTTCTCATCAACATCATTTGCCTTTGTCTTGTACTGAAGGCTTTTGATTTTCTCTTCCATCTTTTTCATCTCCACTTTTAGTGTTAAAAACTCGATTTACTTTATCCAGTTCCTCATCTGACATATCAAATTTCAATTTGTCAAACAAGGGATTTTCTATCATACTTTCGCCTATTTGGGCACGCCAGTCATTGAGTGTTATAAGCCCACATGAGAATTGTTCACGACAACGTTTATTTATATTTGTCTTTACGTCCTCGGATTCTTTCAATCCTTCCTGCAAACAATCAACATCAGAGAAATCACAATCCAAATAATATCCACCTCCTTCAAGACCAAGGAAAGCTGTAAAATCCTTGCAGAATTGTTTGGCCATAGGAATAACAGTTGAACAATATACGCTCTTTTCAGCAGTAGCCTGATTGCTAAATGTGGACTGGTCTTTTCGCGGAACAAGAACGGCAGGGATGCCGTATGCCCCTGCAATATTTATTGCATCAGCCAAAGTCTCTTCAAACGGCTGTAACTCTGCAATAGAAAGATTAGTACGAACAAAGTCAATGTCTGCATCTGAAATACCATAAGGTACCTGGCCCTTCCTTACACCATACTTCTCAAAATTTTGCTTCAAAAGCTGTTCCTTTTCATCGTCAGTCAACGCTATTGAACCGGTAGCATCAGTTTTCTTACTTACAATAAAGCCCAATCCACCCCGCTTTACATAAATCACATTTCTAGCTTCATATACAGCTATTAGATTTGACATTGGCTTATTTTGGGAAGCAAGACGACTTTTGGACTTCAAGAACATAGCCCCTGAATAGAACTCTGCACTTCCGTCTCTATCATGCCATATTTGGTATGGAGGAATTTCCAAACTACCATTCCAACCATACTCCAAACGATAGCTACGAATAATATCTTCTGTTTGGGCAATGCCAAACAATGGCATATTCCCGTAAACAGGTTCTACAATAGTCTTATCAGAAGGTAGCACCCAATAATTATCGCAATATCTCCATTTTTCAGCTGTAGAAAAGACATCAGGCATAGCGGCACGAATAAAGCTATTCCCTGTACACAATTTATAAATATGGTGCTGATAAATCAATTCTTTCCAACGCATCAAACAATTAGGACGACTAAGTATGCCATTCATTCGTTTATTCGCCCATACTATACTGTCATCCTTAGTTTTCTTCAATTGAAAATTAGCACCTGCAATTCGCGATGCAATATAATCGATCGGGAAAAAGACTTCAGGTATCGTACTGAATAGCGTTAGATAGTTACTGCCCGCTACAATAGGACTAGTAAGGTCCTCAATGTATGCAACTGACCATTTTTCAGTCTTGCCACTTTGAGTATCTATATCCTTATTTTCAGATGAAGTAACTATTTCAACTTCACCTTTAGTCTTAGATTTCTTTCCAAATAGATTATCAAAAAAAATATTCATTGGGTTCCTTTTTGAGCAAAACTAAGTAAAAAGGAAAACCGTTTTCCAAAACACTAAAATCTTGAAATTACGAAAACATAATACCAACAATATAACATTCTTATTTTCAATCACATATAACACATTTCAATTCAAACCTAATTTTACAACGAACTGTACTAGCCCACTCAAAACAGCACTGGCCTCTTTTGTTTCACTATCTTTATTATAGTCCATCAGATTATTCATGAAGGCAACATATTCCGTATCAGATTCTACTTTTGATGCAGAAAAAAGAATACTATTTTTCACATAATCAGATGTTGCAGCAATACGCTTATCTACATCCGGAAACTCTTTCATTACACGAATCTCCTTGTTTGTACTAGAACGGAGTTCCCGGATAAAAGGGAAATAAGCATCTGTACATTCAATTACACATGAATCAGATTCATGGGACAAAATAGAAGAACGTATATCTTCTGTTGAAGTAGTATCCATAAATACGACATCAACAACATGCCATTTATTTCCACATCTAAACGCTTGTATAAGGACAAATTTCCCATTAACATTCGGCATCACATATAGAATCTTCTTAGTGTATTTACATTCGGTATCTGGATTGAAGAAATTAATAGTGCCATTACAAGCATACAAGTTTCTTTTTCGCCGGTTACTAAACTCTATATACTGCTCACTACACAAATCCACAATGACATATCGGAACGTATCAGACAGGTGCCCGTGCTCCTCATAAGTCTGCAAGGTAGTTTTATTCTTGACCTTAGTTTTAAGAATGGCACCGTTAGCATCTTTCTGTACGCTCATGTAGTCCTCAATAGATACCGAACATGATTCGTCAATGTATATCTCTATACCGGGAACAGTACAATCAAAGATAGCATTGATAAACTCACCGGTCATGGCAACACTCGGATTCTTATTGCCTACCTTATCCTCAATCTCGAATCCTTCTTTCTGCAATGTATCTATGAATAAGTCCATCCAAGAACGTTTTTCATCATCAATGCTATTGGCCACCTTTGTTGAGGCATCCCCGTGTAGGTAGACTTTATCACTATACCTGATATCTTTCAGATACTTGGCTACAAGTTTAGAGGACTTCTTTACTGTATTGTTAGGATTTTCGGCGCATGTCTCATGGAACTGCCAAACCTTGATACCGGTAGTGAAATCTACTTGCCAGTACGACACACTGATATATGGCAGTACGTTATTATCTACTGATATATGAATAGGCAGGTCCGGGATATATTTATGTTCACCGGAATGTTTGCCACGGTTGAACGAACCGAAGAACTCGCTACCGGTACGAATAACACCCCACTCTCCCAATGCGTACACATTGTAATAATCCGGATCGTGGACTCTATCATACTCAAAGTCGGCAACACATTGCTCATCATAGAAACCATACGTACCGTCAGGACTACCGACCACCCAAAAATTATTCAAATAGGTAGATTGGATAATAACTGTATTAGGTGCCTGTTCCTCGATTTGCTTAGTACGAAGATTAAGTATTTGCCTGGGTGCATTCTTCTTTACGGATTTGACCTTGGTAAGTTCTTTCGGCAACTCTTTGCCGGCAATGGTAACCGTCATCGGTACATCATGCCATTTGTCTTTATCAATGAACTCTTTCTTTATCCAGTGGCTTTCACTGATCGGATTAAAGGTACAAATAATTTGCTGCCCTTTCTTACCACGCAAACGCTTACGTAGCTGCTTGAAATCCGGATGCTCGAACTCTGACCATTCCTCTAACTGAACACGCTTATAATTGGAGATACCTTTTATCTTTTCCGGATCGTCAAGACCGGAAAAATCTATCTTCGCACCATTAACCAGACACTTAATAGTATTCTGTTGGAACTTGAACAAATGGGATATGCCAAGACCGGCCGCAGCGACTTTATAATCTTCATAAATGGTTTTGAGAATAGAAGCTCCTACTTTACGCATGACAAGAGTGTTCTCACCATCCTGTAATGTCTGTATCAGTATTGTTTGTGCCACACTATACGACTTACCGGAAGATGAACCTCCATAGAGAATGATAAAACGGATAGTCTCATCATTCAAGTACTTCAATAGATAGAATCCGTTAGGATTTAGCTTCTTATAATTTATAACCATATTGTTCTAAAAGTAAGGTTTCTCCGTAGGGTGAATACTGGATTTTGCAGTTCAAATTGTTCTATTCTTCCGAATCCTCATTATCTTCAAATCCGATACGAAGTTCACCGACTTTATTTCCGTCTCCACCTTTGATGTTGACATTCTTATCGGCTTCCCATCCATTCCAGGCACCAAGAATCCGGGCGGCTTCTGTCTTGCCGTTGAACTCATAATTAACCACTCCTCTATTATTCTGAATCTTCTTCAACGCATTACGGGCACGCTTTGGAAGTTGGGACGGACTTCTCATCTTTGTTTTCCCGGTAACAGGGTCTACATAATGTAAATCATCGGGATCAGCGAGTACAATATCCATTAATACCTTCTCGACCGTTTTCCTCTCTACTTCAGTCTCTTTCGCCCTCTGTTGCTTAATCTCACTTATCCTTGCACTAACCTTGCTATTGGCTAACAATCTGCTAGCAGCACTCCAAATCGTTTCAGGTTTCATCTTTGACGCATCATAAGACATCCTATATGCTTCACTAGCATTACCTTCTGTATCAACGTAGTATTTACAGAATTTCTCTTGCTTGAATGTTAATGGTTTCTCTTGCTTTCCCATATCAATTGTTATTTATTCCTACGAGAAAAAGAAGCTGCTCTCTATCCTTTAAAAGCTCATAGGTGGCAAGCAGTGTGCTGCCAGTTGTTAATATGTCATCGTACACTATTATCTTCTTTTCCTTTATCGGACGAAGAAGAAAGAATTCCGGATTCAATCTATCTTTAGTTAGGCACTGAATTGCATTCTCATAGAATGGTATTTTCACTGCCCAACCTATTTTCGTGCAGATAGAGGTTGCAAAATGAAAGCCCTCGTAGTGTCTCCGTCGCGGTGTGGTGACTATACACCATCCTTCACATCCCCCTACAATGAAGCGGTGGAGAAACTCACACGCTCTCTCTGCAAAGAATGATGCAAGTTCCTCCGACTGTTTAATTTCTGAAAAGCTGGCACCAGTCTTGGAACGGGTGAACTGGGAGATGTAATAGATATCACCCTTTTTATGAAGTGACACCTTTTCTCTCAAATCACATAACCGTTCCTGATGAGACCAGCTCTTACCTTTCACCGCTTCCGGCTTATCCCAGTCGTCAATACGACATATCTTTCCCTTTCCTTTCATCAAAGATTTTCTTTACTCCGTCCTCGACAGATGTGTAAGACAAAGGTACTAAATAGATATCCCGGTTCACCGACTGCTCCAAATTGTCAAAATCTCGTTTTTTATTAATCAACTCTATTTCAATCGGTTTGTAGTATTTTACTAAAGAAGCAAAATACATAGTAGTCACAGGTTGAACGTTACAAATATTGATAAGTTGCCGGTTACAACCCACCGAATAGATAAGCCCCTCAATGACATCATCTATGTAAGTGAAGCACCGGATATTCTGACCACAGTTGTATAATGACACGTTTTCCTTTTCCATCAGGAACCAGAGAAGAGTTCTTTTTCGCGGATTAGGTCCATATACATTATGCAGCCGGCACCCGGTCGCAGCCTTACAATAGATAGATGCATACTGTTCATCAAAGTACTTACTTATACCATAGAGACTTGTTGTGTTCTCCGGGTTCGCGGTCGATGAACTGGCATATACTAATTTTACATGGTATTGGTTACATGCATCGGCTATGCACATAAAGGTATCAATATTATCTTTCCGGATCTGTTCCAGATTTCCATTGAATACACTTGTTTGTGCTGCCAGGTGAAATACACAGTCGATATCACCGTACTTTAGAAGTTCACATACTTTTGAAGCTTCAGTACCGTTCTTTCGATCGATACCTATCACTTCAACATTTCTTTTCGCTAATTCTTGGCAGAGGGCTTTACCTATGAAGCCTTCACTGCCAGTTACAATCATTTTTCTCATCATCACAAAAAAATAAAGGTGTATCGGATAACCAATACACCAAAGGTTCAACAATTATATAAATTTCAGTTCTTATTATCATAATCTTTCCTTACTTTTGCAGTATGAATAAAGATAGAAAAAGAGTTCTGATAATAGGTAACGGATTTGACCTTTGTTTAGGCAGAAAGACTTCATACAAGGACTTTTGCCAATCTGAATTTTGTCCCAAAGACTACCCATCTCCTTTAATCAAACATTTAAATGACAAATGGAACGATAATTTAGATGCGGTCAAGTGGTATGATTTGGAGAATGAACTAAGTTATTATTATACTAAAATTAAGAATAATAATGGGCATCCATTCGATTTATATAATAGCACAGAAAGAAAAATATTAGAAATGATACATGCCTATCATGGTATTTCTGAATATAATGATTTAATACAAACAAATGCTGAGACTGTTAATAGACTATTAAAGATAGGCGTATTATCCAAACCTGGACTTTCTTACATAATCTGTTTATCACATGAAGATGTGCTAAATTCTCCAATTGAACGAGATAAAAAAGCCGTACAGTTGATTAAAGTTGGGTTAATGCAATACCTAATAAAAATTCAAAAAGAAGCTATTAATGAAAACTCCATAGCTGCTACAGTAGCAAGAACATTTATCAAAAGCAATGTAAATGATGAAATTGTCATATACTCTTTTAATTATACAAGTTTTGGAGCAATAGCTCCCAACTCTAGTTTTGCTATGGAATTTAATGATGCAGTTAAGTATGTACATGGCTTATGTTTAGACGGGAATATCATTTTAGGAACAAGAGATGAAAACATAGACAAAAACTATGATTTTATACAGAAATCATTTGATTCCCAATATAATCCCCCAGCTATGGTATATGATTTAATGGATGCTGATGATATTACAATATTTGGGCATTCATTAGGCATAAATGACAGCCAATATTTTAAAGCCTTTTTTGAAAGACAATCTTCATCCACTAATCCCCAAAAGAAGAATATTACAATATTCACTAAAGACGCAAAATCGGAAATTGAGATAAAACGCTCACTACAAGAAATGACAAATTGGAATTTGACATCTTTATATGGATTGAATAATCTCCAAATAATTAAAACAGATGAATGTGTCAATAATCCAACCTTATTAAGAAAATACATCAAAATGTATGTTGACAATGAAGAAGATATTGACAGTATAATTCATATCTAACTATTATGTTACTATTATTCTGTACTATTGTTATTTACTCCATTTACTACCACAGTATAATCGGTCATACTCTCCATAGCTAACGACTTGATTCCTTTCATTTACGACCAAATTACACAAGCAAATATCGTCCTCTGAATTGATATTGGGATACTCCCAAAATGACAATTTCCCTTTAGCCGGTATCGGCTCTGGAAATAATATAGGATTAGCTAGTACCCAGTTATAAATAGGATTTTCATAATAGCCTTTACTATCATCTGTTTTCTCTGCCCATTTAGAAGGATGATTGATAGAGCATCCAATTATTTCTACACTTCCAATGATAGCAGAATTGACAATGCCCTCTGCACATATTATTTTTCGTTGAAACTCAATAGGCAGACTATCCCATTGAGCTTTTGTAAATACACTATTGGGATTTCTCATTTCTACAGGTTTCCCACTTGCATGGATTAACACTCTATGCCCTATGTATTTCCATGGACACGCCCAAGTACGGTTCTCAATATCCTTGATACCATGCACTATTAAAGAAGCCCATGGTTGTTTTATTGTTATTGCTTTCATTGATAATTTTAAAGTTTGAGTTTTCTATATAATTATTATCTTTGCAGTTGTTAGTAATAACTAACTGAGAAATTCTGACCATAACATAGTTTGTTAGGTAGAATCTATCTAGTATTAACCTATAAATAATGTATATTTATGAACAATAAGTATTATTTATTTATCGCTGCTTGTAAGGGAGCTGCTTTACTTGGAGAGTTTATCTACCTACATGGAAGAGGAGAATTCTCTGGTGCTCGCGGTGCGTACAATTACTGTAAACGCACAGGAGATAAAGCAGGTGAGTTAGCTATATATAATTGTGTAGTTAACCGTAAAGGGCAGAAGGTTTACTGACCTATGGACCGGGAAAATTTTCCCGGTCCTTTTTATTCTTAATATTATCATAACTTTCGTATTGTTATTAATCAAAATATCCACTACATTTAAACCCTTTTCGAGGGATAAAATCTTTAAATTCACAGCTTCTAAACACCCACTTCTTATCAGCCCATCCGGCTAAATCCTTTTGCCATTGAGGAATAATTTGACGAGGATTATTTAAGTCCCTGTAAGGCTGGCAATGCGGCAAGAACCGACTGCCTTTATTCTTCCAATGATTGACACGCTCAAACGATTCTTTAAAGTCACTAAGCAGGATACAATAAAAGAAGTATTCGCCTTTGTAACCGTACTTATCAATCAAAGCCGTAGCACGCTCACATTCTGCTATTTGTCCCGGTGTATCACAACCGAATCTTATGCGCTTCATCCACTTTACTTTTGCAAGCAACCGGGCTATATCATCCGTAACCAACCGGGCATCTAATCCTTGATTGAAGTCTACACGTACTCCCATGGAGACAATCTTTTCAATCTGCTGCAAACCGTAGTTGGATGCAAGTATGTTGTTATCCATGAGAATCACATTTTTTCGCCCAGCAGATACTTCCGCAATATCCATGTAAGGAGTGATGTTTCCTTCTTTGGCAGGTACAACACACCATTTACAACGATTAGGACAGCCCCTTGTCAAAAAGCCATAAGCCAAATTTTTATCAACATTATACAGATCGTAATCAGGAATCATTCTATCAATTTCCGGTAGAAGAACCTTTTTTATGTCATACCCTGTACCGCCTTTCTCAACTTGATCGGCATTGATGTAATAGCCGTAATCCGGCGTAAAGCTAAATACTTTTGCAATGTAAACCTTATCATAAGAACAAAGGGGATTATACCATTCTACATTATCACCTCTTGCCTTGTGATAGCTACTTATCTTCATCAAAGCTAGATTAGGATAATTGCTATCGACTGCTAGTATTCCGATATTCATCACTTATTTGGGGCTATTTAAAAATTCTCCTTAATCCTGAATTAACAGCATCGGTTTTAGCTTCCTCTGATGGATGAACATAAATATTCAAAGTGGTACCTACATCTGAATGACCAAGAATAGTAGATACAGTTTTGACATCAATTTTATTCTCTATAAGAGTCGTGGCAAAAGTGTGCCTTAATCCATGATACTTGATACAGTGGTCTAGTTTTACCTTTTCAAGAATAAATTTCTCATAATAATTCCGCAAGGTCCGAGGTTCTGTATATTGCTCACCACAAGTACACACATAATAATCGGGATTACACACAGCAGAAAACTTCTTCACCAAAGGGAAAATGTTTTTTAAGATAGGAATATACCTATCAGAATTTGAAGTTTTCGGGGGCCCAATCTCAATATGGGTTTTTGCTTTATTAAATGTACCATCCTCGCCTGGCATATATATGCGTTCTAAGGTTTTACAAATATGAATAGTCTTTTTATCTAAATCTATATCCTTCCATTGTAAGGCACATACTTCCCCTATACGCATACCGGAACATATCGTTAGCAAAATTCCAAGATTACGTGGAGATGGATTCGCTAACACATAATCGACGATTTTCTTATATTCAGCAGGAGAATAACGTTCCAGCTTTTGAGCAGCTATCTTATTTTTACTTGGCCATACCATCTTCCATGTAATGTTATGTACCTCAAGGTCTAACTCTTCGTCAGCAAACCGAATTAGCATTTTTAGAACTATCAGAATATCATTGCAGTACTTCACAGATAACCCCGAATTATCCATAAGATCGTTCATGAATAGCACAATAACCTTTTTGCTCAATTCCCCAACTTCCATACATCCTAACATTGGAGAAAGCTTTTTCACGTATATCTGCTGGTACGATGCCAGTGAACTAGTCTTGACTTGCCTTTTCTTTACAGAAATCCAAGCCTTATACACATCATCCAATTTCATATCTTATAAATTTGTTATTTAAATCAGTTTCAATTCTCGCAAATAAACATCAATCTCCTTATCCAATTCGGCACGTTTGGCTTCCAGCTCTTTTATTTCATCCATAACAGCCTTAATGTCAATAGGTTCTTCCTCAAATACATCTATGTATCTCGGTATGTTAAGATTAAAATCATTAGCCATAACCTCTTGCAATGTGGCACAATGACTGTATTTCTTAATTTCCTTACGCTCTTGGAACGTCTGTACAATCTTGTCTATTTGTTCATCACTCAAAGAGTTCTTGTTTTTAAGCTTTTCAAAATCTTTGCTTGCATCAATAAAAAGGATGTTCTCATCTTCTTTACGACATTTCTTTATTACCAAGATACAAGTAGGAATACTAGTACCATAGAATATATTGGCCGGTAGCCCAATGACAGCATCAATGCAGTTTTTATCTTCAATAAGAAACCTGCGAATAACACCTTCGGCAGCACCACGAAATAAAACTCCATGAGGAAGAACTATAGCCGCAATCCCTGTTACATCCAGTTTATGGACTATATCCAAGACAAAAGCATAATCAGCTTTAGATTTAGGGGCTAATTTCCCAACTTCACTAAATCGTTCATCATCCATAAAAGAGACATCTGCACTCCATTTGGCGGAAAAGGGCGGATTTGCTATTACTGTTTCCATTTTGATTTATTTTTTTGATAATACACTTTCATATACTCACGTATTTCACTTTTGTGAGCTAATTGATATTTTCTATTTTTCTCTAATATCTTTTCCTTATTAACCTTATATCTACGCTTGTAACTAGCCCTCTCCAATTCTCTATAATGTTCAATATTGGCATTTCGCAATTCTTTCCTACGGGCAAGTAATTTGTCTCTGTTACGAATCCGATATGCCTTATTATTCTTCAGTATTTTTTCCCGATTTTCAATATAATAACATGAATTACAAATTTTCGTACTTAAATAGAATTTGCTTTCAGGTACATACTCCCCACATTTATTACATAATAAAATATTTTCAGGAGTATTTCTAATTGCTAAATCAGCTTCCCCAAAACGGTTGTTTCTTTTTATAAAGGAAACCTCATCGTAAATCAGACGATCAACCAAATCCCGCCAATTTTCAATAGAAAAACGTTCGTCAGCTATAACGGAATGAGAGATATCCATGTAATTAATATCAATGCCAGGAAACAAGAAATTGATTCTTTTCCTAGTGTATTGGTACAGATTCTTTATAAAATTATCGTCAATCATAACTAATCTTTTCTATAATGGAAAAATCGAATGGAATATCTTTCACGTTCAGCAAGCGATATTCACTTTTTATTGATTTTACAAGTACATCACCATGATACACAGTTGCATTAATACCACGTATCGATAAATTAAGCAAGAGTAACGGAATAGACCTATCAGACAACTCCCAGCATTCAACGGGGTGTTCAGACGGTTTGAAATCAGTTCCTAAAGTTTTAACTCTATGCCACCAGTTAGAAATAATAAGGGAACCATTCCCGGCAGTAGGTTCGTAAATCACCCCTTTGGAAACCCCTGTCAATCTTGATAGTAGTATTCCTACTACATTAGGAGTAAAATCCTGCTTGTTTTGGTTTCTTTGAGCCAATTCACCCTCATATATATCTTGAAACCAATCTCTTGAAAGATCATGAGTATTGAGTTGTAATAACTCTCGATATATATGATGCAATCTTTCGTCATTATCAAAGATTATTTTAAAAATCGCATTAGGAAGTGATAATATATCCTCTATTTGAAACAACTTCTTTAATTCTACTTCACTCATATTTACTCTGTATTTGAATATTAATCTCTTGCTTCAGCCATTCTTCGGCCTTTAGCCGTTGCCGAATAGATATTCGGCTTACCACCGCTGAAACATTTAGTTTTTATCCATTCATATCTTTCAGCTTCCCGGAGATAGAATAATATTCCGTATTCAGATGTATTTTTCAACCAATCTAATTTCTTGATTTGCTCAAATGTCATAGGACCGCCATATACAAGCAATGATGTTAACATCTGAGCTCTTTCTTTCAATGAATATTCACTCATAATCAATACGGGTTTATGCAATTCTCCATAGCGTTCCGCCACTCATCCTCCGTTATCGGGATCATGTCATCATAAAGGTTGAACCCTATGATGTAGCACCCGCTCTTATAGTTGTTCTCGATACATTCATAATGGAAAGTCCGGGATTTCTTGTCAAACATGCTTTTAGGAGTCAGCCGGAACACCTTCCTTCCATGTCTGTACCACCTGTGGGGTACCTTCTTGCTGAAATGCTTTACAAAAACGCTCATTTCTTTTTATGATTTTAATTAATATTTATCCATTTACATATCATTTACATACTGTAAATCAATCATCTCATTGTTTTATAAATAACTATTGCCTATCTTTGTTGTCTAATTTTAAAAATAAAAATATGTTAGTAATTAAATCTACAAAAGAAGGCTATGAGCTTAATCAAGGGATTTCACTGAGATTGTTTGAGCCATCCGGAAACACTGTTGTAAAAGTAGTATGTGAAACTCCTTATTACGGGGAACCGAACCATTTAGAAAACGCTATTTGTAATCACATAAATAGCTTAATGCCTGATGGCTATACAGTAAAAACCAATCATGTGACTCTTGAATCAAGTACTGGAAGTGATATGAAAGGCAAATATGTCGAATCTCTAATGTTTCAGATTTATATCTAATCTCAGTAAAGTCCTGACTACCTATTCAGGACTTTTTCATTTATCGCTTTACTCATTTCTATCTTCGGTATTGAGAGTTAATACTTCTTCCCGTGCATCTTTTCACGAAGTTCGTTATACTTCATTTTCTGCTCGATGTGCCAAAGCAGGTCTATATCTAAGTGCTTGGCAAGCCCGAAGATTGATAGTATCATATCATTCACGGTTGTAGGAAAATCAAATATTCCGTCATACCTAACAGGAAGTGTAGAGATGGAATAGATTGATTCGGTGAAAGTTTCGTCTTTACAAGCTTCTGCCATATCTTCAATACAGTCATCAATATCTCCGTTGGCAAGTTCAAGGCTTATTCCTCGAAGTCCTGCAAGGTCAAGCAAGCGGATTACAGCATCGACTAACTCTTCCTCAATTGAGCCTTTTATAGTTTCATTGTATGCGACTTCGTAACCACGCTCTTTGGGAATGTCAGAATCCAATCCTTGACAAATGCGGCTGTTAGCAATCTTCTTATTATACCGATCAACATTAGCACGCCTTCCTTTTCTATCTGCTTCCACAGCTTCCATCAATTCAGAAATCACAAGGCAAAGAAAATGATTGTTACTTAGCTCTTGATCGTGAAACCCATGTTCACAAGCTGTTTTATATGCTTTGTCTCTTAATTCATTTAAATTCATTTTACTCATCCTTGTAATGCTTAAATATATCTATCCAATTCCTTTTCTAATAATTCTCCATCTATTTCAGGAAACAGCTTCAGAACTAAATCCAATGATTTGCAATAATTGTTATTGTATTCTTCAGTATCCATTAATCGAAGTACCATAGAACAAAAGATACTTTTTGTGTCTTTTAATTCGCCTTTCATCAACAATTTTGATAGTTCGATAATTTGACCAGTAGGATTATGAAAACTTCCGTTTATATATTGAAAAATTAGTCTTCCTTCAAATTGGCATATTTCACAATCTAGTTCACAATCAATGTACTCTATCTTACCATTTATGAATTCACAATAAACACATTCACTATTAGAAGCAAATAAAACTGCAAAATCATAGATATCATCACTATTACCTACAATTATTGAAGTAGATTCAAGAGTTTCCGAAACACCATTATTCCACTTTGCATCTTCAATAAGTTCCCTCACATATTCTTGAACTCTTGTAATGTTCTGCTCTATTAAATCTTTTTTACTCATAATTTCAATTCAATTAAGTTCGATTATTTTTTTGCAATATTCTCCCAAAAAGCAACGCCTTCAGGAGTACCATTAAAAGGGAATGAGATAGCTAGAAATCGATGAAAACAGCAATCAACATCTAACAAATTGTTCACCCGCTCTTCATTTGTCATTGAGAAGTCAGGACACTCAATATTAAATGTATCATTTGCTCTTTCTGTGTTATATTTCCATTGATTGAAAATACCTAGTCTTTCTAATTTTTCTATTTTTTCATTCCTCTTCATGTTGATTGACTTTTAATGCTTTACGTCTATAAAGGTAATCGTTATTGACAAGTTTAGCAAACAGAAACTTCGCCATTTTAACGCCATTTTAATCAGTTTTTTTCTTCAACAATTCACGTCTAAATCTTTCCTCTAAATCAAAAATGGTTTCTCCACTATTACGACGATAGGGCCTATCGGTATTTAACTGAAGTTCTTTCAGCTTTTTCCAATACCATGGAAGGTACAAATACATATTCTTCAACTCCTTCAAGTTCTTATTTCCACAACACCAGCAACTCACACGATCAAGTAGCTCATATAGCCTTACTCCATCCTCATGCCAAACAAAGCCTTTTGTGTAACAATACTGGAGTGCATCTGCTTCAGTAATGCCCCAATCACGAAGTGGTAAAACCCGATTTGGTCGTTTTTCCTTTTCAAAACGATGGGTCTCATCGGCAGCAATACCGACATAATCAATTCCGTCTTTTGTGTGAGCTTTCAATGCACGAAGTTTTTCACTCGTTCCCCACCGGCATGTTCCCCCACACCAACTATATCCTTTTTTATGGATAATATTGGTCCCTCTTTTCTTAACCGGCCTTTCAAACATTGTCCAAAGAAAAGGTTGCTCCGGATGCAGTTCTGTATATTTAATGCCAAGTTTTTTAAGAATTGGAAGAACAGCATCACGAGTGTTATAGATTGCCTGAAATTCCATACCTGTATCATAGAAAACGACTTCATCCAACTGATATCCTTTATCTATTAGCATGAAAAGCATTGCCAAGGAATCCTTTCCAAAGCTAACTGAAGCATAATATTTCATACAAAAAATTTAATGGACAAGTCACTTTTTCTTCTTTGCCCTCTGATTATTAATCTGTGACATACACATACGGCACCAGGAAGTCAACAAATGATATTCCTTACCTTTTCTCACCACTATACGATTGTAGAACCGGTTCAAGTAGAAGTAATTTCCGCAATGGGTACATCTTTTCATTTCACGTCCTGAATCATCTATAATCCGATTACGCGGCTTACGACGAATTAGAGTACAACTTTTACACTTCTCATCAGTTTCGCGGTGCCGCCGGCAATGTGATAAGGATTTTGCTCCACATTTAGCAAACACCTTACAATCTCTACGAGGTATTGATTGACACACATTCATGGCTTCCTCGCATTCAAGAATTTATTTACTACACGAGAAAGTACATCCTCATTCTCCGGCATCAGCCATTCTTTTGCAACGTTCCAAGCAATACTCATAGCAGGATTGAAGTTATCCTTCCTGACTGTGTGATGAGACAAACGTCCTTCAGTGGGCTTCAAACCCTTATCATGTAAGATACACAGTCCATTCTCGAAAAAAGCACAATACTCCTTACCAGCAACGGGCTGAATCATCGGAATAGCAATATTAATAACCCCTAAGAATATACCAGCAGCCCAGTTCGTCAGCGCTAACCTGTCGGCATAACCTGCATCAATAATTCGTTCAATATCATCAGGAGTACCTAAACATGGCGTATGACATTGTTGTTTACAAACACTGCATGAGCATTGTACAGGTACACGACCTGAAGCCCTCATTACCCTTTGTAATGAGGTTTCTTTTGATAATTCTCTCATAGTAAATTATTTGAGATACTACAGATTATTAAACATCGCCCCACAGCTTTACTGCAAGGTCATAATTTTTTTTAGCCTCTTTTACTGCTTTATTGGCATAAGCCATAGCGTATGTATGCTCGCGTCGGTACTTACCGGACTTCAATCCTTCGTGATATTCTTTTGCTTGTTCCAACTTATGTTCGTAGAAATCTATACTTTCCGGCATGGACAAGTTTATCGTATTAGCCCTTTTTTCCCAATACTTCGCAACTCTTTCATGTTCGGCAGCCTTATCGCTAAACTCAACGCTTTTCCCCATGTTATTCCAGGCATCATCTATCATTTTGCGATGTCCTCGTTCGCTGTGGTGTCCAACTTTGATAGGCTCACCCAAAGAAAGGAAATCACGATGCTTATTTGATTTCTGAAAATACTCATTACTTTTTTGTACTGCCGATGACGCCCATTCATGCCTGCGTTCCGCTCTTTGCTTAGCCCATTCTTGAACATTAAAGCCGTCAGCTCTAACGATGGAATAATAGTAAAACCCATCTTTTTCGAAGATTAGGTTAAATACTATACTTTCGTTCTCCTTACCATACCTGGTGGTAACTTCAATAGTTTCACCTTTTTCGTGCTTCTCATCACACTTTGCCAAAAATACATTTGGCGCAAATTTGTAATACGTGTTCATTTTTTTAATTAAATTGGTTTGACTTATATGAAAAATGAGAAACCACAGCTACTTAGCCGTGGTTTCATCATTAAATAACTTTGGTTGACTGGGTTGAACCAAATCATCGAATAAACCAGGAATACGAGGTTGTAACGCCTTGTATTCTTCCTGAAAGAATTCTTCTTTGGTTCTCCCATGTTTTTTACCCTTTCGTGTATGTACATCGAAAGTGTAATCTGGGATAGGAATAGGGTAACGCCTGACATCATTTATCCACTTTTCTATATCAATATCCTTTCTATCATAGATGAAGTTTTGCAAATGATCCGCATCACGATTCTTTCTACATTCACAAAGGAGAATAACAGCTTTACTGACAAATATCCTCCCTTTGGGTTCAGTAGCAGTCTTGTTTACCAGCTCATGCCCCTGCCACAATGCTTCTATCTCTTTAGTAATGATTCCATAGCAATCTTCAGCACTAATGGTAAACAGACGCTTCCACACATAGTCGCGGTACCCACTCGCCCAAAGTTCCAATGCAAAAAAGCCGGCTACCCCGGTGTCGGCTCGCCTAATGGCTTTCTGCATTGCAGAACTCACCTCAAAGAAATCATATCCGCAAACTGTTCTTATAATCATAATTCTAATTTAATGGTTTGACTTTTAGTTTATTACGTCAGTAAAGTTAGCTAAAAAAGGCGAATATGACAAACAGAATGGACGCCATTTAAACGCCTTTTTTACAGACTATTAGAATTTGAATTTGCATGATATATTATATTGAACGAGCTGCTTTGTTTTGTCTTTCCCATTAGTGGTTGCACTCTTTAGCAAAATACTATCACCAAAATTCTTTTTGATAAAGAGGATAGATTTACGTTCCTCTTCCTGATTCCTTATAGAAGCAAGCCCACCAGCGTTTACAAAAGTGTTCTTTTGCTCAAAATTATACCGCAAATCGGTTAAAACCTTACGTTCTTTGTACTTCATGTAACAAGAAATCCAAAAATCTTCCTTCAAACGTATTTCCTCATTCCACCAAGTGTTTTTGTTATAGATTACTCCATAACTGCAACCGGTTATCATTTTCGAAAGAGAAAGAAAAGCGGATTCATCATACATTACCGGCGATATCCGAGCGGTGAAGCCAAACAGATGTACATCCATCATACTGGCCATCTCAAATAATGACTGAATGATATTAGTTATCTTATCTTTATCCTTTATCCGGCTAGGTTCTCCTTTTTCCACATAAATAGGTTTGCAGGCATGGACATCATCATCAAGCATGAAAAGTTCTCCAAAATGCTTTGCCATCCAATTACGTTTCGGGATGAGGCCCATAACGTCGTCAGGATGAGTTACAATTTCACATTCCGGGTTAAATTGCTGATATAAGTCAGCTTGACTTTCAGCAACGCAAATGATAGGATCGTTCACCAACTTTTTAGCGAACACCCGGTCATGGCGTTTATGACTTGGTATTACTATTTTGCAGGGCATGGCGAACGTCTTTTATATCAATTACATTGGATTTACTTATTTTCCCGGTTTTGTACGACTTCATGTGCTGCATGTCCAGCCTTTCACGAAGCCAGTTGCTATCTACCTCATTACTTGAGGTGATGATAAACAACTCATGTTTTTCGTCATACTTTGGAATGAGAGGATAAATGGCTGTATCATCCGTGATGGCATCGAAGCGCTCTTTAAATTCATCCTCTTTCTTCTCCGGGGCAAATTCGATGCCCCAGTCTTGGAGTTCCGCCTTATTCCACTCGTTTTCCATAACGTCCAAATCATTCTCACCAAAATTGACATTATCTTTAGTGGCATATTCCCTCAACTTCTTAACGGGGGTATCAGGTGCCAGAATTTTACAAGGCAGTTCTTTATAACCTAACTCCTTGCAAGCTCGCAAACGTAAATTACCACAAACAACAATATATCTGCCATCATTGTAGGGAAAAACTATAAGTTCTCGAAGCTCAAGCATCTCTGGCGAATCCTGAATGCTTTTCTTCATCGCTTCAAAGCGGTAATCACGAAAAAAACGTGGATTTTTCGGCAATCCCGTGAGCTGCCCCTTATTAAAATCAAGTAGGCAGACTTGAATAATCTCTGTCATAACTAACTATATTAAAATCAACAACACAAAATCAACAACACAAACAGTCAGTAACAACACCTAATCATTTTTTCTATCATCGAACTCTATCTTATCTTTGATAAGCTGTTCAATGTCCTCACAACCAAATCTTTTTAAATAGGCAACAAGGTAAATTATCATCTCGGCTGCCAATTCTTCATCTTCCGAATATTTAGGAAGATTATCACTCCTATATTTAGAAGCAATATCGAATTTTCTCCAAACGGCTTCAATTCTTATGCTAAACGCTTTTCTTGAGCTATGCTCATTCATCTTAAAGCGCTTCCTCATGATATTCAAGCATCTCTGGGCAAACCTATTCAATGTTATCATATCGATCGGGTTAAATTGTTAGACTATGAATAATCTCACACGATTCTATTAGGTTGGTCTCTGATGCGAAACCAATGAACATATTCTTTATCTATCAGCATACTATTATTTATTTTGAGGGGTCTGTTGTATCTAAATATTTCCTGTACTCTAATTCTGTCTTAGCAAGATTGATTACGGTATTAACCCCTTGGAAAACTTGTTTTGCTTGGCTCACTTTACTAGGATCTTCTTTCACATCCTTAATTTGTTGAAGAACCAAATTCCTCAAATCTTGTAAAATGGTAGGGTTCACTGTAGACACCTTATTCAACCGTTCATTAGCCAACACGACAACTGTGTTTGTTATTGGCCGAAAACGATTCAATTTGGAAGCCAAATCAAACATACTAAATACCAATACTTTGCCATTATTCAAGTATATCTCAACTTCGGTACCATCATCACCGGTACCGTCACAGTAATTGAGAATTACAACTTCTTCATTCTGATAAAGGAATGGTTTATTAACCATTTCTTTCAATCTATCTATTGCTCCATCAGTCATGATTCATTCTTTTTTGTTGCTTTATTAATTTGTCTATTCAAAGCTCCTTTTAGTTTGATTAGGTACTGAACATCTTCCGGATATCGGGCATACAAAGAATTCTCTTTTTTTAATTGTTCAGAACGACTAATCATGTAAAGGTTCTCAATGGAAACGTTTTGCCTGTTGCCATCTTTAAACTGAATATTATAACCAGGGGGGATTTCTCCATTATGCTCAATCCATACAAGCCGATGTTTAAGTTCAAAGACATTCGGTTCGGCAGTTTTCACTTCAATGTAACCGTCACGAGTTATGCGTTCATAACCGACTGGTTTATGATTTTTGGGGATATGTCCTTTCTTAAATCGAGTAGCTTTCGTTTTTGCTAATTGTTCCTCTGACATATATTCCGTTTGCTTACGTCCCTTATTCATCGGTTGGTGTCCTTTGGGAAAGAACCCTTTTGAGGAATGTTCAAATAAGAACTTTGCCGACTTTCTCAATTTAAGTTTGAAAGCCATACCGGAAACTGCACTTTCAGTTGAGCCAAGCATCGAAGCTATTTCAAGATTTGTATGATTAGGATAAAGAACTATCAGTTTTTGTCTTCTCTCCGGACTCCAAACCCTCACGTCCGGAGAACGTTTCAGTTTACGAATCAAAGCTTTGGATTTAACAGCTTCAAGTGTTTTACCAAGACGCCCGGCAAGTTCTTTTAAATCAGCAGTCGGGTACTCACTGTCAAGTATAGTAAGTTGCTCGTCAGTCCATGTTTTCATAAGTGCATCAATAAAGAGAGGAAACCGCTAGGCTTCCTCTGTGTTATCGTTATTTAGCTCTTTCAGTCTTTCTTTGAGCTTCTTTTCTTTCTTATCATATGAATCCGCAAGTTTCTTAGAGAGCGCTTTGAAATCATCCGGATATTGTTCTGCAAAAAGGATTTTCTGACACTTTTGCAAATAGGAGTAGAAATTCACATTATTCGATGATAAGCATTCAGCAATAAAGGCTCTATACCATTGGTGTCGGTCAGCTTGGTTGTTCTTGACATAATTTACAAAATCACTCTCACCATTCCATTTTTTCAAATTCAGTTTTTCAAGATAAGTACTGCTACAACCGCTAAGAACCAGCACATCAAAAACAAGTTGTTCATTTTCAGAGAATTCTTTTGTTCTCTGATAATATGTTTTCTCTTGCGCCCACTTGCGCATTTCTTCAGCAGACTTCTCCTTGACTATATCCTTCGCTCTTTTTAATTGGGCGTTTATTTTTTCCCTTTCTATCTCTTTTAGATCGGCAACAGCGGCAGTACTAGAAACCAGTTCTTTCTTTGTGTAATAGAATTTTACATTAAATTCTGGATTATAATTACCAAAGAATGAGATACAGCGATAAATTTCACCTTCATCAAGCATTTTTAGTGTCCGTTCATCATCAGCACTATAATAACATAAACTCCTAAACACCTCATCTGGATTAACTACTTCAAATCCAAGTTGCTTTACGGCTTCTAAAGCACTTTCATATTGTGCTTTTCTTTCATCACTCCAATAATATTCTGCTTTTGCTACAATAACAGTTTTTCCGAATGAAAAAGGTTCACCTACTTTAACAAGATTCTCACTCTCAAGCAGAATCTTTCGGATTACATATGCAATCCGCTTTCTATAAAAACAGGCAGCATTGATACAGCGAGCATTCTTATTATTCATCTCATAGAACAAACAACCATGATTACAGGTATTAGATTCACATTGAGAGCACTGCTTAAATTCGCCATTTTCCCAATTGTCTGCGTCTTCTTTAATCCAATCCGCTTTATCCAGTTCTAAAAAGGAATTACTAACATAGTCACGTATCATAGATGTCGTGCATTGTTCATCTTCTTCCTCATTGAACTCCTTTTGAGTTTCTTCGTCAAGTTTTGAAAGAATCATAGCACCGGATAATGGTATGTCTCCATTTCTTACACGTTCTTTCAGTTCCGGGATAAGACCGTTTAGCTTTATACGGTCAAAGACAAAACGAGTAGACTTTCCAAATTTAAGAGCAATATCTTCCAAAGTCCGTCCTTTCTCAGCCAACTGCGCAAAGGCAAAAGCTTCTTCGATGGGATCAACATCTTTTCTTTGAAGATTCTCGGTAATCATCGCTTCAAAAGCCTCATCGTCTGTCATTTCTCTGACAATGCAGGATATTGTCTGAAATTTCTCCGACTTTTTTCGATGGGCTTTGATTTTTGCAACATTCGCTTCATCTTCCTTTGCTTTCAAAAGTGACACAGCCCGAAAACGACGCTCACCGCAAACAATTTCATACGAACAGGGAATTGTCGTAACACCGCCAGTCTCTAAGTCAGTAAAATCTTCGGATTTGGCTACCCTGACGGTGATAGGCTGCAATAAGCCTTGCTTTTCAATGTTGCTTGCGAGCTCTTCAAGAGCTGCTTCATCAAAAGTCTTTCTCGGATTCAAAGGAGAAGGACTAATAAGGTCAATTCTAATGTTTTGTACTTCCATAATTTAATTATATTGGTTTGACTTTTAATTCATTACATCAGTAAAGTTATCGTAAAATGACAAGTTATGCAAACAGAAACTTCGCCATTTTAACGCCATTTTCATGTGGGCTTATTACGTATTTGAATAAATCCTCTTCTTTCAGTTTCCCGAAGAAGTTCCATATCTTCTTCTCGTATTTCAGCAGGCGTTTCACCGTTCACACTTCGATACGTTCCAATACCGAAACGCTCTCTGATACGAGCAATTTTATCCGAATCTTTAGTAACCCAGTAAATTGTAACTTTCATAGTAGCTATATTCTACGACTCTCGCCACACAGGGGGAGAACATTAAACGTTTTAAAACGATCCACTAATCTTGGCCCAAAACGTTTCTTAAATTCGGCTATGCCAAGATTCGATGTTATATGATACTTCTTGCCATATTGCTGAAAAATCTCATACCGGGCATAAAGAAATTCATCAATAACTGAATCGAGACTGGTACCATACGATTTTTGATTTTCCGTTTCCAGACCGATATCATTCAAGCAGATATTAAAGGGATTTGGTTTAAATCCTTTGGATTGATTCTCATTGTAAGTGTACAAGTCAATATGCCCGTGAATTTTATAATAATTCATCATTTGAGTAACAGACAAGTTTTCAAAAGCATTGGGGTTACAAGTGAGTTTCAAATAATCTGCAAAAATCTGCATCAACATTGTTTTTCCGGTACCAGGTTCACCAACAAGCAAAAGATTCTTATGAACCTTGTAATTCTCTTCCGGAAACACATTTTGAGCATACCGACATCCGTTGAAGTAGTACAGAAGAAACTGAATTAGTTTAGAGTTGTTATCATCAACATCAAATTTTCTAAACTCCCGTTCCGTATAATCCGTACCAAGGTTAGAAATTAAATTCCAATGACTGTAATACTCTTGCGTATCAGTTAAGTCATATTCAGAAACGTTCTGAATACTTTCTTTGTGCCTTTGTATCAGATTCTCTATCTGTTGGAGCGTCAGCTTGCGCTTGCCGGCTTCCTTCTCCATCAAATTTTGAAGTTTGCTTGATAAATTCTTTTCCTCTTCCGTCATGGTCTAATTCATTTTTTCGATTTTCACGAATACGATCCAGTATCCAAAGGTTTGCTTTGGAATCCCACCGCTCTATTTTCACTCCATTGGCATTCTTCCACCCTATCGAGTCAAAGTGATTGAAGAATATTTCTGCTTGCTCTTGCCAGTCATCTAACCGTTCCGGAGCATTTTGCTTGATGAAGTGTTGAATAACCTCATCAAGCGTAGGAGCTATAAATTCTTTTGCGACTCTTTTAGGTTTCTCCGGTTTAGAGAGTGGGAAAAGCTCGCCAGAGCTACTTTCTTTCTTACCCCCTTTAGGGGGTTCTTTCTTTGTCTCTGTCTTATATTCTTCTTTAGGGGGTATGGGGGAGCTTTCTTGAAAAGGTGTCCCTAAAGGGTACCCTAAAGGTGTCCCTAAAGGATGCCGTAAAGGTGGTATATTTTGCATACCTTTTTGTACACCTTTTATAGAATACGTTGATTTATTGCCTCTTCCATTGCCTTGTTTACATTCAATAAGACCTGCTTGAACTAATCTATTTCGGGCGGACTTGAATACTTTTACAGACACTCCCACGTCAGATGACACCTTTGTATCACTACGTGTCCAGTTATCCTCCCAGCCTAAACGATTCGCAATTTTTAGCAAGTAAAAATAAAGCCTCGTTTCACAGCAGGAAAATTGCCAGCTTTCGTCAAGTTCCCAAAACCTATTGATAAGTTCAATATAAGTCATATCAATTTATAATAATTCCGTAAGACATTGTTTATATAAGGTTGAGGGTCAGCTTTCAGATAATAGCAAACGCTATTAATGAACTCAATCAACCCATGACAAACGACATATACACTGCCATATTTCTCAACTAATGCCTGCCATTCTTTTTGCTCATCAGACTGCGTTCCGGCACGTTTACCTTTTACATGTGGAGTTTTCATCTCTATGCAAAGACTGCTCTTACCACCGCGAGGAAAAAGCAGAATCAAGTCAGCAACACCAGCGATGGCACCTTCATATTTACGCATAGCACCGCTTTTCTTTGTCCTGACGCCGCCGTTTGGTATAGCAAAGAGTAGAGGGCCGACATTGGGAAACGTTTCTCTGAACCAAGTTACACAAATGTGTTGTATCTTGGTTTCAGAATATTTCACCTCCAATTTACGAATATCTTCTTCAGTCATTTTTCTGCTTGTTTTTTGAAATCGTAGCACATTCATTTAGAAGGTCAACGATTTGTTTACACCTGTTCCTGCAACCGACAAAGGATATTATGGTTTCCCATTCAGGACCGAACAACATTTCTTTCTTGTATTCCTGAATATGAGTTCTCTGCCCAATTATAACTAATCTAAATGGCTTCATAATTTATCCCTAAACAAGTCCATTGCAAGATTCACCATATTCTCTTCTACTTGGTCATCCGTTCCGGTTACACCGTTAGCAATGTTCTTCTTTGTTTGAATCACATCATACATATACTTGTCAATAGTATCCTTACCTAAGAAGTAATAGCAGTTAACGTTGTTCTTTTGACCGTTACGGTGTGCTCTATCTTCTGCCTGTTCGCAATCACTGAAAGTCCAAGGGAACTCTATAAAAGCAACACGACTGGCAGCAGTCAAAGTAAGCCCGGTACCGCCCGATTTGAAATTCAGAATAATCAGTTTACAATCCGGATTATTTTGGAAAGAGTCAACGGCATATTGCTTTTGGTTGACACTATCGGAACCCGTTACAGTAACAGCTTTAGGAAATTCCTTTTTCAGTTCTGCTACAACTTCTTTCAAGTAACCGAAAAGTATCAGCTTCTCACCACCGTCGATAACATCATGGACAAATTCACAAACAGCCTTGATTTTACCTCTGGCAGATATCTGCTTTAAAAGCTGCATCTGCACCATAACGGCACCATTCATTGATTTCTGCACTTGTTCATCCGAAGCGTTCTTGTACTTCTTCAAGTATTTTACCATATCAGCCTCGGCAGCCTTATACTCTTTGGTGGTAGTGATATCAACTGTCAAGTATTGACGAGTCTTGTCCGGAAGTTGTGTAAGCACCTTTGACTTCTCACGACGAAAGAAGCAAGTATTCCATAGTCGCCAATTCAGCTCTTTAACGTTGGATGCCTGTTTGGGACCATCACAATATCTTTCAACATACCGGCTATAACCTCCAAAGTCCTCTAATCGACCTAATATTTTTAGCTGTTGTAGCAAGTCTGTATTATTGTTAACAACAGGAGTACCGGTCAATGCGAATATATAACGTTTACCTTTGCAGATACCTTCAACATATTTGCTCTGTTGAGTTTTACTTGATTTGCATTTATGAGATTCGTCAATGATAACAGACCTAAACAGAGAGACACGCTGATCGAAAGCAATACTTTTCATTGTAAGCTTGGATTCCTTATTTACAGCTTTTACAAAAAATTTATTAAGCGATTCATAATTAGTAATGAACACCTCACAAAGTGGGTTGCCATCAGACTTTTTACACTCATAAAATGATTGCCAGGACTGTCGGTTTCTGTCATCAAGGATAATCGAATTCATACCTGCGAACTTCTTAAACTCACGCTGCCAGTTTACTTTCAACGCAGCAGGGCAAATTACAAGTACTGGAAAAGACTCACCATAAATGGGCGCTTCCTTATGTGCTTTAACAACTGCACATATGGCTTGCAATGTTTTACCTAATCCGGGCTGGTCACCGAAAAAACAGCGTTTGTGCTCTATTGCATACTGTACTCCTTCAAGTTGATACTCGTAAGGTTGAAGTAACATATAGTGTTCACCGACAAAAGGTTTCATCGGAGGAATATCATAATTAATATCTTCAGTTACCTCACGTTCCTTGACAGTAGAACAATAACGCATCTGAACAGCCCATTGCGCAAAAGCTCTCACATACCAATTCGCATCACGTCCAATAGGATAACGCGTATCATTGATACTAACAAGCCACGCCCGGTCTGTTCCGTCATAGCGTGGCTTACTTGGTATCATCTTTATGACCTCGACCAACTTTGGGTGATACTCGAACTGAATCCGGTACAGATTGGGCGTCTTAGTCACATAAATTGGTTTCATGAAGCAGGTTCTAATACTAATTCATGATGTTCAACTGTTGAACATATCCCGTTATCTTCACCATCTTCATTCATTGCATCAGCAGCTTCATCAACCTTGTCAAACGGATCCTCACCATCTTTAAATTCAAATTCCCTTTGAATCTCCGAACATTTATTCTCTGTAACATAAAGCTCTGCTTCATACAAGAAATTATAAACCGCATCACGAAACTCCTCACAATGCACATACGATTCATTGTCCGGATCGAAACCGATACCAGGAGAACAAAGATTAAGGACTTTGCTCGTCATAAGGGTTCGCTTACCTGTCAACACACAAACCTCAAAAGAAGAATCACCACCAATGCTAACGCCGGTTACATTGAACTTTTTGAAGAACTCATCTTCAAGACATGACTCTGGACGTTCCCAATTAATGTACTGGGATTCTTTCTGTTCTGTAATATCGACAATGTAGGGTATGAGCTTGTTTAGCGAATCCTTCAAATCCGGATGAACAGGATTAATCCCCTTGAAAACAATATCGTTTCCTTCCTTGTCTGCATAGACCACTTCAAGACATCCCTTTTTGGTCAATTTTGCTTTTGAAATATTCAAATCCATTTTAATTAAACTTTGAGTTAATACTTACCTATGCAGGTATTCATTAATAAAATCTTTATAGTACTGGTCAACAGGCAATGGCAAATTGATTCCTAATTCGGTGGCAGCATCAGCCTGAACCTTATCCATGAAAGTTTTCATTTGGATCGTATTCAATTTAGAAGTACTTCCAACAACCGAAACAATATTTCCATTCATACATATTTGCCGTGGAAGAAACTTCCGGCAATAGTAATCATGTACATCCAACTTATCCGTGCCTGTCTCCCTCTCAATACAGGCAAACCACAGCCACATGAGCGCGTTCTGCGACAGGGTACGTGGTTCTACCTTTCTCTTGATGCTTACAGTGTAAGTTCCATTCTTGAGCGTGGAACAGAGGTAGTCAAACGACTTATCCATTGTGACTACCCCATTTTGTTTTGTTAGAATAGCTTCTGCCATATTTAGAATGGTAAATCATCAGGCGGTGATACCTGTTGATATGGCTGTTGCTGATATGCAGGCTGCTGTACTTGTTGTTGCTGTCTCTGTGTAGGCTGTTGCGTTGGTAACGGTGGTGGTACAGGAGCAGCCTGTTGTTGAACTTTCGGTGTAAGCATCTCGATACTATCAACAAAGACTTCAGTTATGTAACGTTTAACTCCTTTGCTATCGTCATAGTTACGAGTGCGTAACTTACCTTCTATATACAACTTATCTCCTTTATGGACGTACTTCTCAACTATTTCAGCAGTCTTATTCCAAAAAATAAGATTATGCCATTCTGTACGTTCCGGCACCTGGGTTCCATTTTGTAAGGTGTACGCCTTATCTGTTGTAGCAAAAGATAAAGAAGCTACTTTCGCTCCACCGTCCAATGTTCTCACATCCGGGTCTTTACCGGCACGCCCTATAAGAATTACTTTATTAACACTCATTTTCCTTCCTCCCTTATAGTTACACGAATACTATCCGCTTTAGTTGATGTTTTTAAATATTGAGAATATAGTTCCGGGTGATCTTCCTGAAACTTCTTTGCATCAAAACTCTTACCCGTTGAAGAGGGAGTATAGCTAACACGCAACCGACCGGCGTCCCATGATTTAACACCGTTCTCACGCATGGCACTTTTAAGCTGTTCCTTATAACCTTTCTGCACTTCAGCGATATAACTCGCCTGTTCCTCTATATCAATAATAGTATTTACTAATTGCATAGGAATAAGCTGCTTCTCATCGGCTGGAACAGGAGCATTAGGTAAGAACTGTTCACCTTTAATCTCACACTCCAGTAATCTCTTAACCTCTGCATCCGGCTTACGCTCAATCTCGACTAATTCCGACTTATTTCCACGTAACCAAATGCCAAACAGTTTATCAACTTTAATTAGTGGATTTTGAAGTTCAAACAAATAGGCATAGATTGATAGCTGCCAACTCAAATACTCACGGTCAAGGCTTGCAGTAGTCTTGATGTCGCCAAGACTGATTTTTTCGTCCTTTTCCCAAACACAATCAATATTCGATGCAAAATATTCATTGTCTGAAACAGTGTACTCATTGGCAAAAGCCTTATATCCGGCATTTACTCTTTCCCTGATATAATTAATAGCTTCAATACTCTCGGGTGGTAATCCTGTAACATCAGCAAACTGGCATTGTCCATGAATACGACTGCCTTTTTCAGCAGCTTTTTTCAATATGTATTCTGGAATATCCCTATACTTATTGGGAAATAGTTGCCGGCTTATCATTCCGGTAATACCTTTCAGTTGCTTTTCACCAAGAAAATATGTGTGGTTCTCTTCTGAGAAAACCACACTCGATTTAACCAACTCTATCATGATGCAGGATAAATTTTGCCCATTTCCATACAAGCATTTACAAACTCTTTATCATTTTGCATAGCCGGATTAGCATACCATACTTTTTCAAGTTCAGCTCTGCTTTTGACAGCAAGCATGTCAGCAATAGCCTTTTTCAGTTGGGCACCAGTATAAACTGGATTCTTCATACTAGCCGGTGTTTTTGCAGGCTGTTGTGCGTCTTCTTTATCGTGAGTGTTAGTTGCATCACTGTCTTTTGTATCATCAATGCAAAATAGACCGTTAAGAGCATACTTTCTTGCATAAGAAGATGAGGCTCCGGTAATTTGGCTGCCATCCATTCCCTTCTTTGTTTCCTCTTCTCTCGCAAAAGCAGTCACTATTTCTTTTTCCCCTTTTTCGTTGGTTAAAGTGGCAGTTGCTTTTACATAAATTCTATTGCCTACTGGCACCATCTCATCACTGAGAGTTAACGAACACTTTGTTTCAGTCAGAATAGGTTTCACTGACTCAAGAATATCCTCACAACTACGGTATTTGTAACTACCGAACTTATTAAATTGCCCTTTCGGGGCTTTCAGCTTTTGCTGAATGGTTACTAATTCTTTCATAATTCTGAATTAATGGTTTGACTTTTAGTTTATTACATCAGTAAAGGTAATCGTTATTGACAAGTTTAGCAAACAGAAACTTCGCCATTTTAACGCCATTTTCAGGTAGTTAAAAACTGCCTGTACGGTATTGTACAGGCAGAAAAATAAGAAAATGAATAATCCAATGTACCTTATGGAACGGCTACGCTTGAAGGGTGTACGGCTCCCTGATTTATACATAATGTAAATGCTAGTGGACGGAACCGGAGTCGAACCGGTCTCACGGAATATTGGTGCACCTCACCGCAGTTTCAGCCAACGATATACATATCCGCCCGATTAATTAAAAAGGTGCACTATCTTCACAGACCATACACCCCAATCACAAACACAAAACAAAACTCATGAACTACTATAATTTAATAGGATCAAAAGGGTGAATGGCGTGGGTCTCGAACCCACATCACGCATACCTGCATATGCTGCCAATTACACCAGCCATCCGTTTAAAGTGAACTATTCTCACGAACCATTCACTTAGAACACAAACACAAAATAAAACACGACATTAACTATTAAATAGCACTCTCACGAGCTTCTTGCTTCCGGATAGCCGTTCAAAGCACACCGGAATAGTATAGAACAATTAAAACTCAAATAACAGGGGCTTTAACCCTACAGCGTCCTTTTCGCTGGCAACATTAGTTAAACATAAAAAGAAAAATTCTCTGTGAAGGAACCCGGACTCGAACCGGGATGATAGATTACCTATGTATGACTTTCTTCAATCTATCTGCATACTTGCGTTTACCAATTCCGCCATTCCTTCAGGTCGTAGCCAGACGCTTCCGGCTACATTGATTGTATATATAATGCAAATATATTTTCACCCTCACGGGTTACTTAACTCTGATTGAGTTGAGCCGGGAAACGGATTCGAACCGCTGACCTCATGTAGAAACATGCGCTCTAACCAACTGGGCTATCCCGGCAGATGCCCGGCGAACCGGGCTAAATAAACATGACAAATACTAAAATTAAGCAATGCAGACCTTCACAGGCTATCCTTATTTTGTTTCCTATCTTCGTAGTATCGAAAACAGATATAATTCACTGATACGACAGTCACCAATACAAAAGCAGCAATAAATTCTTTCTTGCTAACTTCAATGCTATCTATAAGATACAGTGTTGTCCATAAGGCAATGAACATCATGGCATACTGTATCACTTTAATCTTTTTCATTTCTTCCGTTTTTTAGATTTAACTTTCCTTCCCGCACATCGGCAATGAAGTAATACTTGAGCAGCATTACAATGCCACTTGCCGTTTTGGACATTAGTGGGCTTATCACTTTCAATCTTACCCGCTTCTATAAGATTCATCAATTTCTTTTCCCCACCCACATAATACGCAGACTTATCTTTTCCAAACGTTTCTGTAGAAAACAGACGGAGAATATTATCTAGCAATATTTCAGCCATTTCACCTCTGATCATCTCAACAAGCAAGGTAGTTATGCAATTCTGGTTACTATAAACTGCATATTTTTTACATCTGACTTTGTTTTCCAAGCCATTCCTTCAGCTTTTTCTTTATAAAGCCGAGCATTCAATGTATTAGTTACAGACGGTTTCTGAACGATAGGAAATACTTCTATTGCACCAACATCCATACTCCGTAATACATCAATTACGTTACGTCTCTGAATATCCTTTTCCATACAATCTAATTTTAAATTAAACATTGAAGCGATGAGCGGATTCGAACCGCCGACCTCTGCTTGTGGTGCTCTTCCGTTAAGCTAAGAGTATTTCTTGAGAGACTCGAACTCTCAACCATCCACCACACACAGCGCTCTAACCTGCCTGAGCTACATCACCTTTATATACATAAAGCAAATACCTCGATTTGCCGACAAACGTCTAACTGATTTAGTTTTACAACGATACGGCTTGACCATTAACCACAGCATTATATCGTTGAGAAGCCCGCCTACGTCAGTAATCCCTTTCAGCACGTGTCGGCTTCCAAAACACCATTTTACCAATATGTCAAAGAACTCTTCTCTGTTGTTCCCAGTCTCCCTTCAAGGGCAGGCTCAAAGAGCCGGACTGGGTACCGGATAACCGGCGGTTTGGTTTGACTTTAGTGAGGGTTAGAGAATACTTTGGTTGTTCTTCAAAACTATGTCCATTAAGTTTCGTTGCGATTCAATAAATTTCTTCAAATCATCACATTGGGAAACTTTCTCTCTATAAAATCCACGTTCTGATTCTAAATCTCGTTTGAGTTTTTCATTTTCACCTCTCAAAGAGCTGATCAACGCGTCTCGTTCTTCAATCACAGCTTCATATTTGTCTCGCTGTATTTCTAGTTCGGTTCTTTTATCCATTGTTGTATAATTTGATTAATCTCCGACGTAATGTGCACCGTAATGAGTACTATTTGGGTTGTAGTAAGCGGAAGCGGGAATATTAAGGTTATTATATTCCTTGCTAGGTGTAGCTTTGGCAGTCTTGCTCATAGCTTCATGTCTTTCAGCTAAAAATTTATCAGTTCTTGATTTCACTGCTTCCGGTGAGAAACTTTCTTGGAGTTTTGCAAAGCTCCATGCAGATTTTAAACACTCTGAAAATGTTTTTCCACCCTTCTTGTAATTGCGGTGTGCAGACTTCATTATTTGTGATAAATTGTAGCTCATAATCGTTATTTTTTAATTGGTTTTATCAATCATTTTTTGTATGTTTGTATGATTGATTGATTTATGATGCAAATATAATCGCATTTGCGTTATTTTAAAAACAAAAAACTTTTTATTTTATCGCATTTGCGTTTTATTAACTTTTGATTGATTGGATTTATGACAAATAACAACACTATTAATGGAAGAATTAGAGAAATAATTCTGTCTGCCGGCATTACAGATAGCGCATTTGCGAAAAGAATTGGTGTAACACAATCTGTAATAGCATCAATGTTTCAACGTGGAACAGAACCTTCCGCTAAGGTATTAACTTCAATTCTACTAACCTATGAAGATATTTCTGCTGAGTGGTTACTTCGCGGAAAAGGTCAAATGCTACTTTCAGAAGTAACACCTGACCCAAACATAGAACAAATGAAACGCTTGGTAGATACGATCACTACCTTGCAAGGTATAATCACCGAACAAACTAAAACGAATCAGTTACTCACAGAAGAACTTAAAAAAGCCAAAGGAGAACTGACTATGTTGAAAAATGAACGAAATGTAGGATAAACTTATATACGTATGAAAAAAAGATTTTTAATACTATCCTTCTTATTTGTGCTTATATTTAATTCATGCTCTGATGACAGTATTAATTTAGCAGGAACAACATGGACTTCTGCAAAAGACTGGTACGGAAAAACTCGATTGTCTTTTGAAGAAGGCACTCCTTATTTAAGATCTTTTTTTGCTATATCTTTTGACTTGAAATCTTTCACAATATATAATGTTGCAGATGATAATGAGGATTTAGAATATGAATGGAAAGAAACGGTATCAGGTAAATACTCTATAAACGACAATATTGTGAATCTAATAGTAGAAAAAGACAATTTAACAATTCCCTGCGAAATAGAAAAAGATATAATGTATTACAGTAATACTAGAATGAAACTATATAAACAATAGAATAAATATTTTTTCAAATATGCGCCCAATTAGAACTGTACCCCCAAAAGATGAAAGAGAATATCCTTTAGTTATAACAGCTGAAGAAAAGGATAAAGTATTAAATTATATTTTGGTTGTAGCAAACGGGAAAAGAACAGCTAAACTAAATTATAAAGATATACCAGACCTTAGGATCAGTAAAGAACAATATGAAATAGTTTTAGAGGAGTTCAAAAATAGGAGATTTATTGACTATAAAGGATATGGTATTGAATATCTTACGTTGAATTTTGAAATATTCAATTTTGCAGAAAAAGGGGGATTCACTGTTGAAAGAGACTTATATATATTAAGTTTTGATACATTTCAAATGCAGCTAGAACGATTAGAAAAGGAGTTAAGCCCTGATACAGCAGCGAAAGTTGATGATGTTGTCGGAAAAGCCAAAAATATAACTGAACTACTGATAGGGCTCTCTGCTCTAGCTGAAAAAATGAATCTCTAAGATTTATTATCAGGATCAGTTAATAGGAACTCCAATATAGAAGCTGCACGAAGCAGTCTTGAAGCATATAGAGTTGCATCTGCATCCGGGTTGTATTGATAACGCCTAGTCTGAAACTTTTTAAAAGTAACAAAGCCACTAGACATATCATTAGCAAGTGTTTTCAAGCTTGATATAGTTTCTTTTACATTTTGGTCATAAGACATTTTTATACGCATACGAGCGGAATCATCCACTTTTGCACAACACTGGGGATAAAAGGCTGTTGCATTATCTTCTTTAGAAGATTGTTTTTTACTTATCCTTCTTAGGACATTTTTTAATAACGATTTCATAAACGCACTATTTTAGTTTGACAATGCGCAAATATAATATTTAAAGTAATA